CCCTTGGTGGAACGCCTCCCACCAACAGGCGAAGCTCCAACGTCAACGGGCCGTCGGCATGCTCATCGACGGTTCCTCCTCCCCCTCTGTTTCCGCCCCCTTCCCCCCTGAAAACGGTAGTCTCCCCCCATCCCGACCGGACGAGCCCACCGAGTAGCCGGCCACCAGACTGGCGCATCCGGGTGCGTTCCTTCTCTGGAAGGTGGCACGCACCGCAGGCACGAATCCATGGGTACATATACTGAGACTTATCTCTACCATGAGCTCCAGGACCAGGGCCGCGTGACCACTACCTAGGGTCCACCGACGTCATACTGGGGGGCTCCGCACGGTACCTACGGGTATCGGCTTTACGCCAACGACGAGCGCCGTACGCCACCGGGCGCGGAATTCCCGCACCGGTGCACTCCCCTGGTGGGGGTGGGGGGTGGCCACCGGCTGCCGTCCATGTCTTGCTGGGGCGTGGGGCTGGTGTCACCCTCTAGTCACTTCGGTCCGAGAGGGACGAAAAGAAATAGTTAAGGACATGAAGTAATAATCGAGAGTCACACCCAGCCGAGAGCAGGAAAAAGAAATACTTCAGGACATGAACCAATAGTCATGACCCAGTCATGTAGAATAAAAAGCAAAGGGGGAGGGGGGAGATGGCGAGGTGTACCTGTGAGTTCGTGGTCCAGCCGCCGAGTGGGCGGTATGTGGTGGCGCGATGCCCGGAGCTGCAGGCGTTGTGGAAGGAGGTTGAGCGAACGGGGTTGACCGTGGAGCAGGTGCAGTACAACCAGCGTCAGGTAGAGAATCATCTGCTCTGGCTGGGCCAGCGGGACATGCTTCGATTGGACCGCATGGTTGAAGAAGAGCAGCATGCCTGAGCAGCGGCGGGTACGGTACCCGAGGCATGTGGACCTGTGGCTGACGGAGGAGATGCTCGAAAGCCTGGACCAGTGGGCCAGAGAGATAGAGCGGTCGCGGGCGTGGCTGATCCGGTATTTGTTGGAGCGCGGGTTGACGGAGGAGCGGGTCGCCCGGGGAATGAGGGCAGAGGGTGACTGAGTGCGAGCGCCACTCCTGGCGGTATCTGCGGACGACCCTGCCGACGAAGACCATTGCGCAGCAGAGCGGGGTGGTCACCCACCATTCGGGGGAGGACGTCTTCTACTGCACGCACTGCCTGCGGTACGCCACAAGGGCGGAGATCCTGAAGGAGCAGGAGTGACGCGGATCCTGACCATCCTTGCTGCCACCCTCCTCGTGCTGGTCATTGTTGGGGGGATCCTCCTGATCACGGAGCGGGCGGCCAGTGCCGGGCGCACGAGCCAGTTGTGTGAGGACGCCTTGAGTCGGCGGCGGAGCGCGCAGCAGGAGGGGAACTACTGGTCGGAGGTGCCGCGGGTGCGGGAGCGGGTGGTGGAGCCGATCGATCGGGACGTCGCGCGGTACTGCGGCTAAAATCCACCCATGACGGAGCTCCTCACCCCGCCAGGCCTGGTCACCCCGAAGTGGCCGTACGCGCCGCACCCGAAGCAGTACGAGGTCCTGCGCTACGTCGGCCTCCTGCCGGACGACCCGCCGCCGGACGGCATCCCCGTCAACGTCGTCCTTATGGCTGGAGAAGGGGGCGGCGGCAAGTCCATGGCCGCCCGCATCCTGGCCAGCCGCATGGCCCTCATGTTCCCGGGCTCCATCGTCGCCATCTTCCGCCGCATCACCAAGGACCTCGAGGGCACCCAGATCGACCCCATCCGCAAAGAGGTGCCCGACCACCTCGGCACCTTCAACGAGACCAAGAAGACCTTCTACTGGGCCAACGGCTCCCAGACCCGCTACCACCACTGCGTCGAAGAAAAAGACTACGAGCAGTACCGCTCCCACCTCTGGGACGCCGTCGTCTTCGAGGAGTCGACCGAGTTCACCTGGGAGCAGATCACCTTCCTCTGGTCCCGCGTCATCCCCTCCGACCCCACCAGGTGGCCGATTGTCCTGCTGACCACCAACTCCATCGGCGTCTCCCACATGGAGCACAAGGCCTTCTTCGTCGCGGGCCATCAGGGGGGCGACGTCTGGACGGTGCGCACCACCCACCCGGACTTCCCGGAGCTCGACCAGCAGAAGCGCATCGGCTGGATCCCCATCGCCACCGCCGACAACCCCTCCATCAACTGGGCCGAGACCAAGGCCAACCAGCTCTCCATCTCGGACCCGGAGATGCGCAAGTCCATGGCCACCGGCTCCTGGGACCTCCAGGCCGGCACCTTCTTCTCCGGCTTCCGCCGCGACGTCCACGTCCTCCCAGAACACCGCGAGCCGCCACCCGACTGGCGCGTCTGGCGCGGCCTCGACTACGGCGAAGCCGCACCCGCCTGCTGTCTCTGGGCCGCTACCGACCCCGCCAAGCCCTACCCCAACACCTACATCTTCCAGGAGCTCTTCGAGCCCGGCATCCCCCCCCAGATGCAGGCCAAAATCATCCTCTCCCTCTCCGAGAGCTACCCCTCCTGCCGCACCACCTGGGCCGACCCCTCCATCTGGAAGAACGGCAAGAAGGGCATCAGCGGCCCCTCCTTCGAGGACGAGTACCGCGCCGGCGGCCTCCTCCTCCAGAAGGCCAGCAACAAACGCCACGAGGGCTGGTCCCGCATCCAGAAAGCCCTCTTCCGCGGCATGACCACCGCCGTCCCCCCGGAGCTCACCATCAGCCCCAACTGCACCAACCTCATCGCCTTCCTGGAAACCGCCCAGCGCGACCCCCACGACTTCATGGACGTGAAGGAGGCCAGTAACCAGGACGGCTGGAGGGACGATTCCGGCGACGCTGCTCGCTACCTGTTAATGGGCGCCGCCGCCGCCCGCTCCGCCCGGCCCCGCCCCCAGCCCTGGCGCTTCGTCCCCCGCTAGAAGGGGTTATTTAAAAGGAAGCAGCCCCCCCCGAAAACCCCCGCCGCACCCGTTCCCTGTATCATGGACCCATCATGGTTTAGGCCTGAACCGTTCGCGAGAGGTGGGGCTGTGGCCGTCGCACTGCGCACCCAGGAGGTCGCCGGGGCCCCCGACACCGCGTACCTCGACCGCCTCAAGTCCTTCCTCGAGACCGCCTACACCGAGCAGGACCAGCAGCTCGAGGACCTCCGCCACAACCGCGACCTCGAGGACCCGCCCACCCTCCCGGAATGGCTCCGCATCGTCGATACCACCATGCAGTCGACCGTGGTACGAGACGAGATCGCCCGCGTCGTCGCCACCCTCACCCTGCGCTGGCCCACCTGCACCGCCATGCCCGGCGAGGTCACCTCCGACCTCGGCCAGGAGTACACCACCGAGCTCGAGCACTTCCTCGAGGAGCTCTTCAAAGCCGCCTCCCAGCGCGTGCCCGGCCAGGACGCCCAGATGGCCCTCACCGACGCCTGCGTCGAGGGCGGCGGCTGGGTCAAGTGGGTCTACGACGCCGAGCGCTGGGAGCCCGTCTTCCAGAAAGGGCTCGACCCCGACGTCGACGACGAGGAGGTCGACGCCGAGAAACGCCGGCGCGGCGTCCCCCTCGCCCGCATCCACGTCGACACCGCCACCGTCTACCCCCTCTGGGAAGCGGACCACCTCGCCGAGGTCATGGAGATCTCCCACCGCCAGACCTACCCGACCCTCAAAGAATTGGACCTCGACTACTCCGACGACTTCGGCTTCGGCGAACGCCTCGGCCGCCCCCTCTCCGAAGAGGAGGGCCAGAAGTACCCCGAGACGCTCGAACTGATCGAACATTGGTCGGACCGGTACGTCAGCTACATGGTCCATGCCGGGAAACACAGCAAGCTCGTCAGGCAGATCGAGCACGGCTACCCCGGCGTCCCCTACTTCTTCGCGCCGGGCATCCTCCACAACTACATGAACGACCGCAAGGTCGGCTACTCCGTCGCCAGTAACAAGCTCGACATGACCCGCTTCCAGTCCTTCCTCGCCACCGCCATGCTCAACATGGCCGTCATGCAGGCCGCCATGCCCATCGCCCGCAAAGAGGCCGTCCCCGCCGAGTCCATGGAGGGCCAGGACCGCGACCCCGCCAAAGCCCCCTCCTACGACATCCCCTACGCCTCCGTCGTCACCATGGGCACCGAGGACGACATGAAACAGGTCGAGCACCCCGGCATCCCGAACGGCCTGCAGGAGATGTACGGCATGGTCTCGGGCTGGCTGGCCTCCGCCAGCATGTCCGCCAAGCTCGGCCCCATCGGCGCCGGCGACCTGGCCGGCGCCGGCTTCGCCATCCAGTCCTACCTCGCCGAGGCCAAGCTCCAGCTCCACCCCTTCGTCTACAACATCGAGCAGTGCCTCATGCAGGAAACCTACTTCGTCATGGAGCTCATCCAGACCAAGGTCAAGGAGACCATCTGGGTCAGAAGGTCGCTCGCGCCCGGCGCCGTCGCCACCCCGGAGGCCCAGTGGATCGGCATGGGCCCGGACGACATGCAGCAGGCCGTCGGCATCCGCTGGACCCTCGACCCCGAGCCCGCCACCTCCAAAATTGTCGAAAGTCGCTGGGTCATCGAGCTCGTCAACGCCGGCCTCCTCTCCGAGGACCAGGCCATGGCCCACCTCGGCTTCAACCCGGACGAGGTCCGCGAGGGCAAGGCCATGGACCGCATCCGCAAAGAGCCCTGGTACACCAAGGCCGTCGACGACCGCCTCACCCGCCGCCTCCAGCGCGGCGACCTCCTCAAAGTCGCGGCCGACGCCGCCAGCCAATCCGGGCTTTTGCCGGGCATGGATCCAATGCTTGCGTCGATGTCCCAGCAAGCCCGAAACGGCGGCATGCCGGGTGGCTTCGGCCCGCCAATGGGTCAACCCCCGATGGTCGCCCCGGGCGCACCCATCATGCCGGATCAGGGGGCCTTAACTGCTGCTCCTGGGGGCGGCGCCGCTATCCCCCAGAATGGGTCGCCGTATGGCGTGATTGGCGCCGGGGCCGGTATCGGTCCCGGCGTCGTGCTCCCAACCGCTGGTATCCAGGCCGGAGTGCAAACCCTTGGCATATGAGTCGAAACACATGCCGTTAATCGAAAGAATGGCCGCCCGCATGGAGGCCGAGCTCGACCGCGACACCGAGCGCATGGCCCGCCACCTCCAGGGCGGCGACCTCTCCCTCGGCGCCGCCGAGATCCCGGAGGCCGAATTGCCCCGCATCTGGCAGGACGTCTGGGTCACCAAACCGGACCAGCTCGAGAAGCTGAAAGATTCCCGCATGCCCGAGGACTTCCTGCGCCAATCCCTCGACTATCTGACCGACCTCTCCCCGGTGGTCAAGGACGACTTCATGACCATGCTGGAGGGCGGCATCCCCTACGAGGAGGCCATGACCCTCGCCGAGCAGATCCACCAGGCCGAACGCCTCTACCGCAACCCCCAGCCCGCCATCATGCCCGTCCCCGAACCCACCCTTCTTCCTTTAGAAGAACCCCCACGGCCGGGTGGCCCGGGGTTCCTGGCCCCGACCTCCGCGCCCACCGCCGGGCCGCTGCCACCGGTCCCACCCGCCATGCCTATGCCGATGCCGCCCCAGTCCATGGTCCCGGGCATGCCCGCCCCACCCCCCATGCCGATGCCCCAGATTGCCCCACCGCAGCCGGTGCCCCCGGGGCCACCGCCGCCCATGCCCGCCCCACCACTCCCGCCCGGAGGGATGTAGCCCATGGCCTTCCATGCGCCCGTGTCGTACCAGGCCGGTGGTCTGGGCCTCGACCCGACCACGGGTCAGCAGATCCAGGGACCGCGCCGCCCGTTCGATTGGGAGGCCTGGCTGCAAAGCCCGGGGACGGTGGAGCGACCGACCGACGCCGAGTACGGGGAGATGAGCCGCACGATCGCCGAGCAGCAGTTCGCCGAAGTGGTCAACATGATCCGCTCCAGCTCGCAGCGCTTCCGCGATCTCGAACGCCAGCGCGGCAATGCGGTCCCCGGCCTGGAGACGGAGCGGATCGCCACCGAGATGGCCGTCCTCGACAACAACCTCAAGACCTTTCACGAGGTGCAGGCCAAGCTGCAGAAGCAGATCCAGTCCACCGGCGGCGTCGACCAGAATCTCGTCCCGCTGCTCGCCGATGGTCGGCCCACCGGGCTGTTCATCAACCCCAACAACCCCGACGGCGCGCCCGTCCGCACCGGCGTCAGCCCCGACCAGGAGGAGCAGACCCGCCGGCAGCAGGAGAACAGCCGCAATACCGCTGCCAACATCGCGGCCCAGGGTGATACCCAGCGCGACGTGGCCCAGCAGGGCGTGGTCCGTCAGCAGATCCAGGCCGATGCCGCGAAAGCCGTCGCCCAACTCAACGCCGACCGCGCCCGCACCGTCGCCGACGCCCGCCTCCTCGAGATCGAGGCCAAGTCCGCCGACACCACCCTCGAGCAGGGCGTCAAGATCATGGACCAGATCACCACGCTCAAGGACACCCACGCCAAGAACACCGGCGAGGTCGCCAAACAGCTCGTCGCCGACAGCAACGCGAACGAGCGCGAGTGGCTCTCGCAGTTCGTCGAGCACGCCGGCCTCGCCCAGGAGGACCTCGCCTCCTTCCGGACCGCCATCTCCGCCTTTAACAGCGAGCAGGGCGCCCAGGACCGCCAGGCCTTCGCCTCCCAGATGGAGCGCGGCACCAAACGCGAGGACCGCGCCATGCAGGTGGCCGCCAAGCTCTACGAGGACTACGCCAAAGATTTGCAGAAGGTCTACAGCCTCCCCGAAGGATGGTTCCAGGCCTTCCAGCGGGCGGCCCAGTCGCAGGCCTACCGCCACGAATTGCCCGCGCTCCGCGCCATGATGCAGCACCCGAACGCCGACCCCGCCAAACTGAAGGAGTTCTACGAGCAGACCATGGGCCTCTTCGGCCCCATGCCGGAGCCCAACTGGCGCCCGCTCCGCGAGCCCGAGCGCCCCGCCCCACCGGCGCCTTTGCCCACCACCCTCCGCGACCAGCAGACCGAGAACCAGACCAACCTCGCCGCCGCCCTGCGCGGCGAGCTCTTCCCCCAGCCCGACACCGCGCACCTGCCCGGCCAGGAGGGCTTCACCCCCCTCGACCCCCGCGCCGCCATCACCGGCGCCACCCCCGGCACCTTCTCCGCACCGACCTCCGGTGGCCAGCCGCCGCTCTCCGACCCGTCCTGGCAGGGCCTCAAGGACTTCATGCAGGAGCCCGACCCCTACGCCGATCTCTATGAGGACCAGGTCACCCCGGACCTCACCCCCATCCCGGAGCCCGAACTCGGCCCCATGCTGGACCCCAACCCGAACCCCATGGCCGATTACGACCTCGAAGCGGACATGCGCCACTACCAGCCGGTGCTGGACGCCGCCCCCGACGAGTTCGTGCCGCTCGCCATCAACGTCATCGCCGGCCTCGCCGCGCGCGACGACGTCGCCCTTGACCCGGAGCGCGTGCTCCGCGAGGAGATCGACTACGCCTTCGGCCCCTTCGGCCTGACCTACGACCTGGCATCGCCCTGGGACGAGGAGGAAGAGGACACCTTCGACTACACCCTGGACGACTACGGAGGTGACCTCTATGCCGTATGACGAGGATGGCAACTACTACCCGACCTACGGCGGCGCGTCCTCGCCCGGCGGTTCCTCCTGGGACACCGGCGCCTACGACCCGAACGCGTCCTTCGATCCGTATGGCCCGAAGGTCGACGTGCCGACCGGCCCAGCCGATGCCATGGACCGGCGGGAACAGCAGCTCGCCGCCGCCCAGGCCGCCCTCAACGCCCGGGGCGCAAACGGCGGCGCTGCGGCGCGTACCCCGTCCTCCTCCATGTCTACCTCTCAGGCGGCCTACTCCGCCGCCACCGGTGGCGCCTACGACCCGTCCACCGCCATGACCGCCTACCAGCAAGCCCAGCTTGGCCTGTCCCAGCAGCAGCTCTACCAGGACCAGCAACAGTTCATGGCGACCCTCAATAACCAGGCCAACATCGCGGCTGGCAATCTCGGGTTCAACTATGCCCAGCTTGGACAACAGGGCGGCCAATTTCAGCAGAACTACGGGTTGGACCTGGCCCAATTCGCCATGCAGTCTCAGGGCACCCCCTACCAGTGGGCCCAGCTCGGCCTCAACGCGAACCAGATCGATACCCAACAGTATCTCGACCAGCAGCGTATCGACCTCAGTAGGCAGCTCGGCATGGGCGACGACGCTCGCGGCTGGGCGCAGATGGCCCTCGCCGAAGAGGACCACGATCTGCGCATGTACCTTGGCCAGAACGACGTCCTCAAGAGCCAGGCGCAGATCCAGGCTGAGATGGCCCGGCTCGGCATCGACCTCTACCAGGCCAACCTGTCCGCCGAGATCCAGCGCGCCAAGCTCGCCCTCGACCAGCAGGTCGCCTCCGGCCAGGCCGCCGCCCTCTCCCAGCAGGCCGCCGCCGACGCCGCCCGCGCCCAGGCGGCGCTGCGCGCCGTCGAAGTGGAATTGCAGCTGGGCGAAGGGAACCTGGAATTGGGCTGGCAGAAGACCCGCGACGCCATGGATCTCGGCCTCGAAGATATCAACCTGCGCCGGGAAGAGCTCGGCCTCAAGGACAAAATCTCCACCCAGGACCTGGCCCTGCAGACCCTGCTCGGCGTCGAAGGCATCAACGTCTCCCGCGAAAAGCTGGCCAACGACCGCCTGCTCGGCATCAGCGACCAACAAACGCGACGGGACATCGCCCAGCTCAACGCCCAGGTCGAGCAGCAGCGCATCGCGTCCACCCTCACCGGCCCGCGCGACTGGGCCAAGGCCGTCGAGAACCGCCGGCTCATGGCCGCCGGCGGCCAGAATCCCTTCGCGGCCCTCGCCCCCGGCGCCGGCCAGCTCGCCGGCGAGGTCGGCGGCCCCTCCGAACCCCTCACCCTCGACAGTTTTCTTGCCGACAACGGCTTCCAGAACCTGCAAGGGTTCAACTTCCAGAACGGCCCCTGGCAGCAGATGACCGGCGGCGGCTTCCAGTCCCCGGCCGGCAACCCCTGGAGCGGGCAGAACATCCCGGCCCAGCCGGGCGCCCCCATGGACTGGAACACGATCTACCAGCAGATCACCGGCCAGTCCGGCGGCAGCACGGCGGCGGGCGCCTTCGCGCCACCCCCCGGCTTCGGCCAGCCGCAGCTCCCCGCCGGTGGCACCGCGCCCCCGCTCCCCGGCACGCCGGCCACTGCCCAGGCGGCGCCGCCCGGCTGGGCGCCGACCGCCGGCTATGACCCCATCAATAACTTCAACTCGCCCCGTTTCGGCGAACGCGCCCCCTGGGCCGACGCGCTGCTCTCCGGCCAGATCAGCCCCTGGCAGGCCTGGCAGTCGATGCCGAAGGCCACGCCCGACCAGTGGAATCGCATGAGCGACGCCCAGAAGAACGGCGCCCCCTGGATGAACCCCTTCTACACCCGCCAGCAGGTGGAGCAGCAGGGCATCGCCGGCTTCGGCGGCATGGGCCTGCCGATGGCCGAGGCCCAGCAGGTCGGCGCCTTCCAGGCGGCCATGGCGTCTGGCTCTTCGCCAGAGGAAGCCATGGCGCAGGCGGGCATGAGCGCCCAGATGTTCGGGAAGATGAACCAGGCCTACGGGCAAGCCGTGGCCGAGGGCCGGGAGGACCTGACCCCGGTCCAGGCGCAGAGCCTGAGCGACTACCTGGCGCAGAACCCGTGGGTGGCGCAGGCCTCCCCGGCGCTCGCCCAGCGGGCCCAGGCTGAGCAGTGGCAGCAGGCCCAGGCCGCCACGACCTTCGGCGGTCGCCCGCAGCAGGAGATGTACCAGGACGCCGGGGGCAACTGGTACGCCGTCCCCCAGGGCTACGGCCAACAGACCGCCCCCACCCCCGCCGCCGGGGCGCAGGCCGCCACGACCCCCGGCAGCTTCCAGGCCCCGACGACCATGACCACGGGCGGCTACCCGGGACTCCCCGGCATGCCCGCCATGACCGGCAATTTTATGGGCATCCCCATCCCGCAGGCGCCGCAGATCCCGCAGATCCCCTACCCCAATCAGGATCGGCCGTCCATCGTCGCCCAGATGTACCAGCAGTACCTGCAGTCCTTCCCGACAGGGCAGGCGCAGCAGAGCCCGCCGGCCCAGAACGCCATGGCCTACATCATGCAGATGATGCAACAGGCCCAGGCCCAGGCCCAGGCCCCGCCCGTCACCACCCCGCCAGCCCCCACCGGCACGACCCCGCCACCGACGGGAACCACGCCCCCGCCAACCGGGCAGCAGCCCTACACCCCGTACACCCCCTATGGCGGCGGCATCCAGCCCGGCAACACCACCGGCAACCCGAACTGGATGCCCGGCTACACCCCGAACAGCCCGTATTACAGCGGCGGCTACGGCATGCCAGCGGTCGGCAGCTGGCAGCCCGATTCCCCCGGCGTCTACAGCACCGGGGCGAACGCTGACGTGGCGGGTGCGCATGTCCGCCCCGGCGAGGCGGGCGGCGCCCCGGCCACGCAGTACATCCAGACCAAGGTGCGCAGCTCCGTCGATGCCGCCAAAGCCGCGCTGGCAGGGGCCCCGACCTCGGCCAACGCCACCACCGGCATCCAGCGCAACACCGGCCCGGGCACCGGCTACCAGGACATGACCGCCGCCCTGCGTGGTGGTCCCTTGCCGCCCACCGTGCCGCAGTACACCGTCCCCTCGCCGGGACCGGCCACCTACTATGACTTCAGCAATCAACAGTTCCGCGAGCCGGCGCCCGGGCAGCACGCCGGCTTCGATTCGGGCGACCCCAATCGGGGATACGGCGCCTGGCCGCAGGACACCGGCTTGCCCGAGTACGCCACCGGCACGTCCTACGTCTCGCAGACCGGGCCGGCCATCGTGCATCAGGGTGAGGCCATCGTGCCGGCCGCGCAGAACCCGGCCAACCCGGACGCCGCCCGCCTCGCCTCGCTGCAGAAGTTCCTCTCCCAGAACGTCGGCGGCACCACCGACACCACCGCCATCCGCGCCGAGATCGCCCGGCTCCAGGCCGCCCAGCCGGCGGCCGGCTTCACCGCACCGACCGGCACCCAGCAGCCCCAGGTGCAGCAGGCCCCGAAGCCCGCCGCCCCGGCCAACCTCAACACCTTGACCAATCCGCAACAGCCGCTCACGCCGCAGCAACAGCAGCAGGCCCCGAACCAGCAGGCCCAGGCCCCCATGGCGCCACAGCCGGTGCCGCGCGAGCCGCAGCACGCCCAGCCGACCAGCCCGCCGAACGCCACCATCTACACCGCCGGGCTCACCCCGACCCCACCGCCGACTGGGTTCACCGCGCCGACCAGCACGCCGCCGGCCACCACCAACCCGGCCATGACGGCGCTCATGGCCCGGCTGCCTTCGCCGCAGCAAGTTTCGTATCGCGTGTGGAGCCAGGACCTCAGCCCCAGCGAGCGCGAGATGGCCATCGGGGAGTGGACCCGACAAGGTCATTACGTGCCGGATATTCTCGCCTTGATCGAGCAGAATCGTCTTACGAGACAACAGGGGGCCTACGCGGGCCAGGGCTACGCGCAGATTGGCCGGTAGCCTCCGTCCGGAGGAGTTCTTCTAAAGGAAGAAGGAGAGTCCAACATGGCGCCACAGGACCAGTTCAGCGGCCGCGCCGTATTCCAGTCGGCCCAGCAGCGCCGCCCGCCCATGCCGCCACCGGCCCCACCCCGGGCCCCAGCCGGGCGGGCACCGAGCCAGCAGTCGTATGCGAGTGCCAACCCCAACGCGTCCTTCCAGCGGGCCCCGACCGCCATGGCCCGGCCCCCCATGCCACCGGTGCAGGCCCAGCGGAGCACGGCCATGGCCCAACCGGTAGCGACTGGTGGTGGTCCACGCAACTTCGGCCCCGGTACGGCTCAGACCGTGAACGACCCCTGGATGAACGCCATCGGTCCGGTCCGCACCCTCCCGGCACCGGCCCCCGCCGCCTATGCGAACGCCAACCCGAACGCCTCCTTCCAGCGGCCCCAGGTGGGTGGCCCATCGTATTCAGCCAATACGCCGCAAGGCGGAATGGCGAGCATGGATATCGTGCAGCGTCGCGCTCCGGCTGTTACCGCTGCCGACATGGTGGACGTGCCCGGCTTCGGCCCCATGCCCCGCTCCCTGCTCACCGCGCTCCAGTCCCGCATGCAGCAGCGCCAGCAACCGCCACCCGTGCGGGCGATGCCGGCGGACAACCGTTTTGTCGGTACCCACTACGGCAACGACAACATCGGGGTCGGGGTTACGCCACCGGGTGGGTCGCACATGCCCATCGACCAACCATCGTATGTTGATCGAGCCGGTCCGTATGTCCCGCCCGCGCAGAACCCGGCTCCGACTGCTGCTCTACCGCCGCCGCCGCCGCCAGCGGTCCCATTGAACCAGCTTGCCATGACCCCGAATGGCCAACAGATGGTGGCGGGCGGTGCTGCGAACCTCGCCCAACAACAGGCCACGTCCCCAACACCGACCAGTGCTCCGCCCGGTAACCCGAACGACTACTGGTGGGATGGAACCAAGGGGGCCTGGCAGTACATCGACCGCGCCGCCGAGGCCGGCGCCCGGAATGCCGCCATGGTCCCGCCAGCCCCACCGGTCTCCCCGATCGCGGGCCATTTGTGGGGGGGCGGCCCGGAAGCATTTGGCGCGGGCCGCAGTCCCGTCGCCACCAGCATGACCGACTTCTACGGCGCCTTCGGCTCGGGCATCCCCGGCCAGCCCGTCCCCACCCAGCAGCAGCTCTACGATCGCTTCAACGCGAACCCGCAGAATCCCTACATGCAGGCAGGGGCGGTTAATAACGGGAACACCGTCTTCAATGGTCCTTCGTGGTACTAGGTTAGGGCAGATGACGCCAATGCTGTCGATTGACGATGTCCCATATGGCATGCTTGCTCACCCCGTATTCTTGAGCCAGTTGCTTTTGCATGATGTCGCCGATGGCGTACCGTTGCCGAATAGCGATCACATCGGTAGCGGTGAGCTTGGCTGTCCAGACGGCCTCTCCATGGGTGTCCCGCCCCTTCTTGATCTTGTCTCGTACATTGTCAAGGGTGGTTCCAAGCCAGAGATGAGCCGGGTTCACACAAAGTCGGACATCACAAGTGTGGCAGACGAGCATGCCATCCGGGATCGGCCCATTATGGATCTCCCAGGAGAGCCGGTGTGCTCGTACCACAGTGGCCTTCGGGTGCTTAACAGAGAACTGGCCGTACCCGCTGCGGAATCGTGGTCCAGTCCACAGCCAGCAGCCATCGGTCTTCTCAACATGTCGCCAGAACCGTTGCTCCGGGGTCTCTCGATTGGCGTTATGCCCGATGATGTATCGCCGTGGGTAGCCACGTCGAGAGGGCGTCGTGAGGGTCTGGCCACAGCCGCAGGCACAGGGGATGATAGACTGAGGACGCATTCCAACCTCCCGTGTTGGGGTGCCAGCCCGGGGTGGTTCACGGCCATGCCCGGGACTAGTTATGACTACATTTTACCAGCCATAGCATAGATAGGAGGAACCCATGCCTACTGTTGGAACCGGCAGCAAGAAAGCTCACTTTCCCTATACCCCGGCGGGTCGCGTCGCCGCCGCTCGCACGGCCAAAGCCACCGGCAAGCCGCTGACCACGGTGAAGCCCGCCCTGGTCAAGGTGAAGGTCACCCCGCGCAAGAAGTAGGAGGCCCTCATGCCGAAGCGGTTCCCCTTCGACCAGAAGGAGCCCCCGAAGCAGGGGCTCCCCATCCCCCTCCGGAAGCTCTCCGCCAAACCCGTCAAGGGCAAGAGTAAGACCAGCAAGAAATAGCACGTAAATAGAGACCAGCAGGAAATAGCACGAAAATCGGTTCCGCCCCGCAAGAAGTAGCGTTCTTCTAAAGGAAGAAGCCATGGGTATCCCAGCCCCCTCGCCCAGTAAACCGATGCACACGACACGCGGCACCCCCCGAAAAGAGGGTCATCACGTCGTCAGCACCCCCATGCCGAAGCCGCCGCCACCTCGGAAGGAGTAGCCATGCCGCCGAAATCACAGGCTCAGGCTCGATTCATGCGTTCGGTCGCAGCGGGCAAGGCGAAGGCGCCCGGTCTCTCGAAGAAGGAGGCGAAAGAGTTCGTCTCCGGCTACCCGACCCGTGACCTCCCGAAGAAGGTCAAGCCGAGGAAGAAGTAACCCATGGTCCTGGTACCCGAGGACATTTTTAACGAGTGGACCTCGGATGAGTTCGATCACTCCCTGGAAGAATGGGAACGCCAGGAAGAGGAACGCCGTCGGCAGGAGGAAGCGGAGCGGCAGGCCGCCGCCGAGGCCGAACAGCGCGAATACGAGCGCTGGCTGGACGAGATCGAGGCCGAACGGGCCGAGATCGCCGCCCAGGCCGAGGCCGCGTACGAGCCGCCGCCCCCCGAGCTCTGGCAGCCCGAGCCCGAGCCACAGCCCCAGTACGAGAACATCGGCTGGACCTCCTGGCAGAACCAGGCCCCGACCCCCAGCCTCTACGACGCCAGGAGCGGCGGCACCCTCACCCAGCCGACCCAGACCATGCCGTATGACTGGCGCGAGCAGCAGCAGGCCTGGGAGCAATACCGCGACCAGCCCAGGCCCGCACCCGCCCCGCAGTGGCAGCCCGAACCTGAGCCAGAACCCATTCTTCCCACCCGGCCGGCCCTGAACCAGCTCCAGGACTACGCCTGGCAGACGGCCACCCGCCACGGGCTCGAGCCCGACGTCTTTCTGCGCCAGATCGGTCAGGAGTCGGGCTGGTCCCAGGACGTCATCACCGGCCAGCGCCGCAGCTCGGCTGGCGCCACGGGTATTGGCCAATTCATCCCTGCCACCGCAACGGCCGTGGCGAACCAGATGAACCGGGCCGGCTATCAGACTGACGCCAACCGCATCATGACCGACCCACAGCATGGCCTCGACGCTGCTGCCTTCCACATGCGCGATCTGCTCACCCAGTACGGCGGCGATTACCGCCTGGCGCTCACGGCCTACAACGGCGGGCCCCGTGCGGTGAATGCGCTGCGCGCCGGCCACCCATTCGGTGAGACGCAGACCTACCTGAATCGCATCATGCCGTCGGGTCAGCCGGCCGGTGGTCGGGACGCCATCCCGCTGCGCGACGCCCGGGACATCCTCACGCCTGCCTTCCCAGACGACGGGCGCGAAGCCAGCCCGCTGCTCCCCGGGCTGCCCGGTGGCCCGGCGCGCCCGGACCTCCCGCCGTCGTACCCGATCCCGTCTGGACCATTTGACCTCATGTCCGCGCCCGTCGAGGAGGGCAACTATGTCACGTTTGGCGGCATGCGCTACCCGGTCATGGCGCAAGCCGGCGACGACTGGGCGACCGACATCAACTTCGGCGCCCAGGGCATCGCCGAGCCGGAGCCCGAGCCATTCATTGGCCCCCCGATGCCCGAGGGCTTCGAGCCGGTGGCGCAGCCCCAGCAGTGGCCCGAGGTCCTTGGCCCACCGGCCCCGCCGCCCCCCGAGCAATGGCCCGAGGTGCTCGGCCCGCAGGTCCCCGAGGACTTCGTCTTCCCGGAACCGGCGCCGCAGCAGGAGATCCAGGAACGGGGCAACATCCCGGCCGTCAATGCCCCCGGCACCGTCGGCAACCCGGACCTCGTCCCCAACCAGTTCACGGACCGGGCGCTCTCCGCATCGGAAGCCGCCGCTGCCTGTGGACCCGCCGCCGCCGTCGCGTTTGCCCGTGCTATGGGGCGGAACCCCACCCTTCGCGAAGCGCTCGACCTGGCAAAACAGGTGAACTGGACCCCTGGCGGCGGCATGAACGGCATCGCCAACCAGGGGCGGCTGCTCGACCGCATGGGGATCCCGAACCGCGTCGTCGTCACCGGCGAGCGTCCCGACGAGGCGCCCATCATTCGTGATATCCAGGGCGGCAACCCGGTCACCATCTCCTCGGCCGGCCACTACTTCGTGGCGGACGCCTATCGGGATGGCCGCTACCACGTCGGGACCAGCGGCACGGTGGTCTCCCGCTACGGCGGCAGCGACTGGATGACGATCGCTCAGATGAACGAGGCGAGCCGTCGCCTGGCCGGGGGCGGCATCAACGGCGTGCTCTACCTGGACAACCCGGCGTCGCCGGTCCCGAGCGTGGCCACCCTCGAGGGCAACACGAGCGAGAACCGCGAGATTGGCGCCTCCGATGCTCAGGTGCGGGCACTCCAGGGTCTGAACTTGCCCGCCCGCGAGACGCCGGCCCCCCAGGTACCGGAAGAGGACCTAGCTTACTACGAGCAGTTCTTCGCCACGCCAGAAGAGGTCGAGGCCGCGCTGGCCCCCCAACCGCAGACCTGGCAGGAACGGGCTGCCGAGGTCGCCACCCTCTTCGGTCAGGGCTCCGGCGCCGTGGCCGACGCCGCCGCCGCCAGCATCGCCCGCAATGCCCCCACCGACACGGGTCAGGCGCTGCCCACCTACATCGACGAGCAGCGGCTTGGCACCCCGCAGGACGTGGCCACCCGTCTCAATGAAGCGCGCAGCACGGTGCAGAACCAGCTTCCCTTTGGTGAGCGCACCGCCGAGATTCCGAGTATCCCGCTGCCCGGTGGTGGGAGCTGGACCCCGGGTCTCTTCCAGGCAGCGGGCATCATGGCGCAGCTCGGCACCGAGGCGGTCAGCGCCAGTGCCGAAGGCGTGCGGAACCTCTTCGGCAACCAGATGCGGAACGACCCCTACCTGAACCGGGTGGCCGAAGAGCAGGGTGTCGATGCCGCCTTCAACGCCTGGTGGTCGACCTACGGCCAGGAATTGCCGCAGGCGGTCAAGGGTCTCATCGAGCAGGGACCACTCCTCGCCGTGAGCCTGCTCGGCCCGGGGGCGGCCAGCAGTACCCGACCGGCGGTGCAGGCGGTGGGTCGTGGTCTGGAGGCGGTGGACATCCTGACCTCTGGCCCGCTGGCCCCAGTCGCCGCGCTCGGCTATATCCCGGCCGGTCGTGCTGCTCGTGCGGCGGAGACGTCGGTCGCACCGCGTGCGGATCCGCTGGCTGCCGAAATCGAGGCGATCCTGCAGCAGGCGGCTCCTCCATTACAGCTCCCTGCTGGGGCGCCCCGAGGACTGCTCGATCCCGAGGAACAGGCCATTGCCCGGCAATTCAACGACTACGCCCGGGAGATTACGCCGGTGCTCGGCGACAACGGACGACAGGCGCTGGCTGAGGCCTATCAACAGTGGCGGGCGGGCGACCAGGCTGGCGCGAATGACGCGGTCGCCCGCTTGCTCAGTGCAGCCCGACCGGCCGGAGAGACCCCGGACGTCATTCCGCTCGGTGGTCGCCCGGACCTGCCGCTCTTGAATGCGCCGAGTAACCTCGACCGTTTCCCGGTGCCGCCGGGCGAGACCCGTGCCTACCACGGGACGGCGGCAGCCTTCGAGACACCAGACGCATCGCGCTTCAACTACGACGACCTGTATGGAGCCGGCTATTACGTGACGGATTCCCCGGTCGTGGCCGGCGGGGTGCCGGGCGCCACCCGCCCGGGACGGGGCTACGCCTGGGCCGCCGCGCGGCGGCCCGGTGCGGAGGACGCGAGCCCGAACGTCCGGGCCGTGAATCTCCCGGATACCCTGAACCTCCTCGATGCCGAAGCCCCCGTACCACCCGCCCTGGTTGACCAGGTGCTGGAGCGCGTCGGCTTCTCGGCGGCGGGTGATGTCGAGGATTACCTCGGCGGGACCGATGTGCCGACCGGCCATGACCTCTGGCGAGCCCTGGCCACGGCCTTCCGGGATAAGGACGCGCCGAACGAGGTCCTGGCCGAGATGGGCTTCGACGGGATTCGCTATGACGGTGGTCGCCGTGTTCCGATGCGGGATGCCGGTGGCGAGCCAATCCAACACACGGCGACGATGATTTTCCAGGAGTCGCTGCCGAAGATCACCAATGCCTTCTCCGGTCGCGAGGGGGGCCAGGCCGCTGCTCCATTCGCCACCGAGCTCGGCAGCGCCGCTCTCGGGGCGGGCGCCTCCCAGATCGGCACCGACGAGAACACCACCCTGCAGGAGCGGCTGGCCCGGGCCGCACTCGGCGCCGCCGGTGGCTACGGCGCCGCCCGGGCTATTGGCCGGGCCGGGCGTCAGTTCGAGGATATTGCGACCGCACTCACGGACGAGCCCGGGTTTGCGAGTTTGCCGTTCGGCCGCACCCGCAATACCCCGCCCCCGCCCGGCGCCAGTCCGGACCTCGCCGAGCTCTACGACATCTATGCGTCGAAGCCGACCCCGGGCCGTCTGACCCGCGCGATCGAGTGGATTCGGGATCCTCGCCACAACATGGATCCCCGTGACGCCTTCCCCTATATCCGCGACATCGAGCGGGACGTCCTGGAGACGGTCGGCCCCACCGGTCCGCGCCCGCACAGTCTCGCCACCCAGCTTCCCGCCCTGGTCCACGAGACCGACGTGATCCTGCGCACGGAGCTGAACCCGATCTTCGACCGTCTCGAGGCGGCCGGGGGGAAGCTGAGCGATCTGGACTCCTACATGGGCGCGAAACAGACGATTGAGCTGGATACGCGGGGGTTTGCGACCCCTCGGGGGAAGACGGCCGCCTGGGCGGCGCAACAGCTCCAGGAGCTGGAGCAGAAGATTGGGCCACAAGCGTTCCGTGCGCTCGAGCAGGCCGAACGGGACGTGCAGGACTTCCAGTTCCGCACCAACCTCGAACCGAGCCGGGGCAGCTTCCTGACCAACACCCAGATCCAGGACATCCTGAACAGCAACCAGCACTACTTCCCCCACGAGGTGCTGGACTTCACCGCGCGCGAGGGGGGCAATTTCGCCACCGGCTCGCGCTCGATCAACATGGCGGAGCAGGAGTTCAAGCGGCGCGTCGGCAGTGAGCGGGACATCGCGGCCCCCCTCGACGCCATTCTCGCTCGGACCTACCGCGTGCGTTATGCGCAAGGGCGGCAGGACGCCGCCGACGCCCTGATCGAATCCCTCCTTCAGCACCAGGCGCGGGGCGGCACCCGCTGGTCGATTACCCGGGCACAGCCGGGTAAGCGCCCGCCGGGGGGCTACGAGACGGTCTCGCGGTTCAAGGACGGCGAGAAGGAGACCTACTTCGTGCCGGAGTTCCTCGCTGCCGAGGCGAAGCAGCTCGACGCCAGTCAGATCGGCGCCATCGGGGATTTCTTCAACCTCATCAACACGCCCAGCAAGATCGCGATGACGCAGGCCAGCCCGGACTTCGTCCTGCGGAACTTCGGCCGCGACGCCTTCGACGCCTTCTACCGGGAGGGTCTGTTTCCGCTCGGTCCCCACCACATGCGGGGCATCTACACGGCCATTGCCCAGGACGACAACTACACCACCTGGGCGCGGTCCCATTCGGGGATGGGGGGCCTCTTCGATTCGGGGCGGGGCCAGGCACCGAAGACGCTCGTCGAGCTGCGCCGGGGGCGGGCCGAGACCATGGCTCGCATGATCCTGCCCAACCCGCTCGAGTTCATCAAGCGGGTCAACCAGGTCATCGAGGAAGGGCCATCCATCGGCGTCTACATGGCGCAGTCCGGGGGGTGGAAAGGACCCCATCTGCCCGGTCCGCTCCAGGGGTTGATCGGCGAGCCGGTGGTCGACCCGATGACGGCAGCCGCCCGCACCCGTGAGGCCCGGGTGGATTTCCTCAACGCCCATCATCTCATCAAGGCCTTCAACCCGGTGGCGATTTTCCTCAATGCCAACGTCAAAGGGACGTTCAACGCCCTGGAACCCATCGTCGGGCGGCGCGGCCCCCGGCAGCAGCGGGCGGCGGCGCGGCTGGCGATCCTCTCGGGCGCGGCGGTGTCGGCCTGGGCCTATAACCACAGTCGCCCCGAGCTGGCGGATGCCTACGAGAAGATCCCGCAGTACGACCGTGAGGCCAACATCATCCTGGTGAATCCCTTCACGCCGCTGGTCCAGGACGAGCGCGGCCGGGAGATTCCCTCGTACATCGGGATCCCGAAGCCGAGCGCCGGGCGCATCCTCTGGAATATCGCCGACGACGTCATGCGCTACGTCCAGCAGAATAACCCGCGTCGCTACGACGAGATCGCCAAAAGCTTTCTCGGCAGCGTCACCCCCTGGTCCAGTGGAACCGACATTGCGACGATCCCGCTGCCCCCGATTGCCCAGGGGATGCTGGAAGCGCAGATGAACTACGACACCTTCCGTATGGCGCCCATCGAGACCGAGGGCATGGAGGGTCAGCCCGTCCAGGAGCGGGCGCGCCCGAGCACCAGTGAGACCGCGAAATGGGTGGCGCAGCGGCTGGTCGATAACCCGGCGGCGGGGATCACCTCGCGGCCGCAGTGGTCGCCGGCCAAGCTGGAGCACATCGTGGGCGCCGGGTTCGGCGGCACGGGTCGCGCGGCGCTCCGTGGCATTGATGAGCTTGGCCGCGGACTCGGGGTGTTCCCGCAGCCGCAGGGGCCGGAGACCGATCTGGCGCTCCGGCTGGCGCGGTTCCCGGGCACGCGCGGCATCGTGCGGGCGGGCTCGAATGAAGAGACGAAGCAGTTCGAGCAACTGGCGGAGCGGATGCGGCAGGTGGATGTCGAGGTCATGGAGCAGCTGCGCGGGGACCGGCGCTATCTCCAGGCGTCGCCCGAGGAGCAGGCGCGGATGCAGCGCTCGGCGCGGGCGCGGCGGGAGAAGGAGATCCGCGCCGATCTGGGCATCACGGCGCCCCGGGCGTCCGACCAGCCCTGGCGCTGGGTCAACAAGCAGACCGGCGAGGTGGTGCAGAACCTCCGGCTGGAGCAGCAGCTCACGCGATATTTCGACATGGTGGAGACGGACAAGCCGATCACCCCGGAGCAGCGGCAATTGCTCCTCCAGTATGGGCCGACGCCGGACTACCAGCGCTGGTATGACGCGCGGGCCAATACTCGGGAGGAGTGGGGCGACGAGCAGCGGATCCAGAGGGAACGCATGGAGCAGATACGTCGGCTCCAGGGCGTGGGCCGATGAGGACGGCCGAGCCACGGGTCTGGGGCGAGCACCTGACCGCCACCGAGCGCATGATGGTGGACGACATCATCACCCACCTGCGGAGCCAGAGTGGGATGCTGTGTGTCGTGGAAGTGCGCCGCCTCCGTGATGGGAACTACGTCCTCTTCGACGTCGGCCGCCGGGAGCTGTCCCGTCTCAAACGGAACGTGAGAGTATAGGTGTAAACTAACACCAACAATTTCAACGGCAAGCGGCGAAGCGCCTTCTTCTATCCCGGCCGGGGATGGGGAAGGCGCTTTTTCGTTGCCTCGGGAACAGATTCATGCCCGACGAGCCCGAAGAGCTGCAACCCACCGAAGAGTCAGCAGCGGCCCCCGAAGTCGAAGAGGTCGTCACGCCTTCGGACGCGCTGGAGCAGGCCGAGTTCGAGGACGACCTCGCGCTCAACGCTCCCGACGACGAGGACGAGGACACGGACGAGGAGCGCGAGACTCCCGCCGCCGGGGAGCCTCCCGCCGAAGCGGTACCCGAGCCGACCCTCGAGGACCTGGTCAAGGGCAACCCGAAGCTGGCGGCCGAGCTCAGCGCCCTCACCGAGCAGCGGGCCCAGACGGCGGCGAACCAGCGCCTGCAGCAGCAGCAGGAGCAGGCGGCCTACCAGAACCTGCAAGCCGGCATGAAGGCGGCACAGGCGGCCTACCAGCAGGACCTGGCGAGCCGACCCGGCATCGAGCAGCAGCTCCACGATTACGGCGAGACCGATGTCATCGCGGCGCAGCAGCTTCGCCAGCAGTGGCACGACTACTGGGCCAACCAGGATGCCGGGTGGCAGTCGGCGCAGGCGTATTACGGCCGTGAGTTGCAGACCTACCAGGCCGTCGCCCGCACCAAAGCCAGTGCCGAGGCCGCCGCCATGCGGGCCTTCCAGCGCTTCCACGACAGCGACATGCCGCCGGCGGTGCGGAAGGACCTGTCCGACAAGAGCTACCCGGGCACCTTCGACGACGGCATGTACCAGCACCTGAAAGAGTGGTGGAAGGCCGCCGAGGCCCACGGCCGCCAGATGGAGAAGGACGAGACGGCGGCCCGCACGAAGGCGCGCCGCGAAGAGCGGGCGGTCAATGCCCAGCGCGGGCTGGTGGATGCCCAGAACACGCCCATGATCCAGAGCGGTGGTGGCGGTGGACGCGGTCGCATCCCGTCGGCCCAGGAGGTGGACAACTGGCCGCTGGAGAAACGCTTAGAGGAGCTGAAGAAGAACCCGCGGCTCTATGACCAGGTGGCCATGGCGAGCGCCAACGGGCGGCGTCGCTAACGCGAACAGACCCACGTTAGACGCCATTAAGGCGCAGAAAGGTGGCCCACAATCGCGGTAAACACGACTGGCGTGACCCCGGCCGGGAATTTTTTGCCAACTATCTGGAGTCGCCACGTCTCGGACGCGACCGAGGCGACCACGGTGCTGTCCGAGAAGGTGGACCGCAAGTACGAGGCCGAGATGCGCATGGGCCGCGTCTTGAACATCCAGGATCGCAGCAACCCGGCCGTGCGGGTGAAGACCGAGGACGCGTCGGCAACGTGGGCGAACATCACCGAGACGCGCCAGCAAATCACCATTAGCCGGCAAGCATATGTCGCGTTCCTGGTGGAAGATATTGCCGAATTGCAGGCCAATATCGACCTGCGCGCCGAGTACACCGGGGCGTGCGGCTACTCCCTGACGTCCTACATCGAGGGGGATGTCACCAGTGGCCTGGCGTCCCTGCCGTCCTCCTTCAGCCAGTTGACGGGCACCCTCGGCGCGGACCCGACTGACGACGACCTGCTGCGGGCCGTGCAGTACCTCAACGACGGCGACGTCCCGCAGAGCGAGCGCTTCTGGTACGTCTCCCCAGCTTTCCACATCGGCTTGCTGAAGATCGACAAGTTCGTCAGTCAGCTCTACGTCGGCCAGGACCGGGCCACCCGCGCTATCACCGAGGCGATGATCGGCAAGGTCTACGGCGCGCCCGTCTACGAGTCCAGCCTGGCCAATAACAACCCAGCAGCCGCCAACCAGTCCTATTCGTGGTTCGGTCACAAGCGCGGCGTGGCCCTCATCATGCAGCGCAAACCCCAGACCCACGTGCGGTACGAGATTCTGGAAACGGGCTGGGGCGTGCTTGTGGACGTGATATACAATTTCGCAGAAAGACTTATTGCGCCGAGCACCTTGGGAGGAGGCGCAAGCGACGATCGCTTCAATGTCGGTCTAAGAGCCGCGTAGCTTAATGCTAAGTGGTATATACCGTGACGCATCCGGTGGCGGTGGGCAAGGCGTAATGCCAGCCTCAACCTCACCGTGGCAGCGTGCGCACAGCGGAACGATGTTGTTGACGACGTATCCCTTCGGAGGATCGGGCCGGTGTGGTTGAGATCGCATCCGATCGTAGCCGCAGACGGCACAGGGCAAGGAGCATACCCATGCCTTGAAGCCCCAGGTGCGCCGACGATCGTTGGTGCCACGCACGGCCGCTCGGTAGTGATTTGGACACAGTCCACTGGCCTTCGCCTTCTTACCGCAGCCCTCCACCGAGCAGATGTAGGTTGCCGCGTCCTCATGCATCTGTCTGGCGTAGCAGTCACGGCACCGCTCCGCTTTGAACCCCGTCACCGGTGCACCGCAATCAATACAGACGCGAGCTTGGAGTCGCTCGTCGCGGTCCGCACGGACGCAGTCTATGCAGATTCGGGTGCTCTTTGTCGCAACCGGGCCACCGCAGCGCTCACAGGTTGGCTGTCGCGCCGCTTTCTCTTCCGCCAGTCGCCTGGTGTGGCACTCCCAGCACCGCTTGCGCTCCTGGCTCGGACCGATGACAACGCCACAGTCAACGCAGCGGGGACGACTATCTCGCGCTGTCCACCATATGTACCAGCAGCCCCGACACCGTTTGGACTTCTCGGATTTGGTGGGACCACCGCACTCAGTACAAACGCCAGGGCGCGCGGGCATACGACCTCCAGGGGTTGGTCTATGTTTACATTAATACCAGTATACACAATCTACCAGAGAACCCTATGCACCTGATCGAAACCCCCTCGTCGCCACGGCTGTGGGAGCCGGTCGAGCTGACCGGCAACTACGTCGTGGACTGGGACATGGCGTTCCCCGTCATGGCTGCGCGGCCGGCCCGGCGGGTCCATGGCGTCTGGCTCGAAGCCGGCCAGCTCTGGAACGAGCGCATCAACGACCTCTCGCCGCTGCCGCCCGAGTCCCACTTCCGGGCGTTCACCCTGCGCTGCGCGAGGAAATTCGTCGAGGAGATGGCGAAGAAACGGGCCCGCTATCAGCTCGTCACCCAGGAAGGGAACCTGGTGATTCGTGGACCGTACCAGCATCGGGACACCGTCACCCCGAAGCCGGTCGGCTTCCAGCAGGACGAGATCCTGCACCCGGAGTGTCTCGACTTCCACATCACCGGCACGTTCCTGGCCGAGTACGGCCACCTGGTGGAGTGGATGGACGAGGAGGCCGAGGCCCAGAAGGTGCAGGCGGTCAGCTTCGACCTGTGGCGGGAGGCCGAGCGCATCGCCCGCGAGAAATCACTGAGGAACCACTGACGTGCCACTCACGCCCATCCCGTACGACCCGCAGCATGCCGATTTGTTTCGGCCCTTGAACAATTCGCGGTGGGAGAAAGTCATCTACTGGAAGGCGCCGGACATCGTGCGTCACACCGGCGAGCCCTACAGCCAGGCCGGCTGGATCCAGCCGCGCGATAGCTCCGACACCGCCGCTATCGGCTTCATGCGCACCGGCTGGACGCCGCTCGACCAGTTCGGCTCCACCGGCCCGGACAGCAAGAACCACTGGCACAACATCCTCACCCACCCGGAGGGGCGCGCCCTCTTCCCGCTCAGCCAGATCCTGGCCTACCACTGGCACCGGGTCACGAACCTGCGCCACGACTGGCCGACGCTGCCCGCCGAGTACCAGCAGGACGCCCAGCTCGCGCGGCTCTTCCCCCAGCTGCGGGAGCCGGGGCTCAAGATCCAGGAGTTCGGCTGTCCCAATTGCCACAACCGCGTGTTCCTCGAGCCGCAGGGCTTGTTCCAGCACATGACGGTGCATCACAGCATGAAGCCGGAGGATATCTTCGCCTGGGGCCGGCAGATGGGCATCGACTTCGGCGACCGGCTCCGCGACCGCAGCGTCGTCACCATCACCTTCGACGACCTCCCCGAGGAGCCGCCGGAGGAGGTCTACACCGCGCCCGTCATCGAGACGGCCGGGGCCGGCGTGCCCATCCCAGAGAGCGTGCGGGTGGCGCGGGAGAAGGCCGCGCGGGTGGAGGCCGCCAAACAGGGCGAGCCCACCTACCGGGTCGACCCGCAGTGACCCCCTCGGTGGTTTTAGGTATGTGTGTGTGGCGCTCGGTAGAAGCGGGAACGACCGCTTCCCTCTGGTCGGTGGCCCGGGCGTATCCGAACGTCTCCCTCGAGATCCAACAAGGGGATGCCCTCATTACGCGGGCCCGCAGCACCCTGGCCACCAGATTCCTGCGGGACTGCACCGGGGACGTGCTCTTTACGGTGGACAGCGACATATTGTGGGACCCGGAACCGTTCATGCAGGTTGCCGAGCAGGCCCACGACTTGCAGGCCATCGTGGTGGGCGCCTACCCGACCCGGGCCTGGGGCGACGGCCAGGTCAGCTCCATGCTGGGCGACCGGGAGATTGTCTTCGGCGAGGACCCGACGCCCGTGCCGATTCTCTACGGCGCCAGTGGCTTCATGGCCATCCCGCGCGTGGCCCTCGAGCGCATGCGGGACCAGCTCGACTTGCCGCTCCTCCACCCGAAGGCCGACCGCCGCATGCAGTTCTACCCCTTCTACGAGGCGCCCCGTGGCGAAGCGCCCGACGGCCAGCCCATAGGAATGTCCGAGGACTTTGACATCTGCAGCAAAGCGGCGCAGGTTGGCATCGACACCTACGTCAATCCCGCCGTCAGGCTCGGCCACATTGGCCAGCAGGTCTTTCGGCTGGAGCACCTGATCTGGCGGCAGCCGCCCATCGTGCCGCTCACCCTTTCGAATCAGGGCATCCGCTTCGCCCAGGTGCCGCCGGCCCTCACGCCGCTGGTCAAGGGCACCGAGGTGCAGGCGCCGCCCATCTCTCGTCAGCAGCGACGCCACGCCGAGCGCCAGCGGGAGAAGGTCGGCGCATGACCCAGCTGCCCGAGCTCTTCTTCGTGGGCCAGGGCCTGCCCGAGGACATCGCGCCGCTGGCCGCTGGTCTCGAGCCGCTCCCGGCGAAGGAGCAGGCCCAGGTCCCCGCTGCGATCGCGCCCCTGGGCGGGGTGGCCCAGGTCGTGCTCGTCGGGCTGCGGGACGGCGTGGTGCGCTGGGCGTGGCTGCGCCGGGATGACCGCCTGACCCAGCAGCACGTGGTCTGGTGCACAACCTCGAGCGTCGACGGGTTCCGCGTGGAGTGGGGGCGCTGGCTGACGGGCATCCGCTGGCAGCTGAACGAATACGAGACCTATGTCGAGCACTTCCTGGAGTGGGGCCCGCCCGCCGTGAAGGAGGCCGTGGCCGCGTAGCGACAACCAGGGGACGTGCAGCATTCCTGCCTCTCCCCGCCAACGGGAGCCGAGTCCCAAAATGCTCGGAGGCGGCTACGGCCGCAGGAAGGAATGACAGATGCCGAGCGGCGTATCGGACGGAATTGCCCGTAAGCGTTTCCCCTTCTCGTTTCGGGAGCTCGACCGCCTGAAGGGCGGTGCCAGCCGCAGCGTGCTCGCCCCCCTTGCGGTGCAGGATTTCATCTTCTTTTTCGATGACTTCCTCGGCGACACCATCAACCTGGACAACGTCATCGCCGGCGAGACCGGCACCGGCACGCCCTTCGCCCAGCCGGCCACGGCGATTGTCGGCGGTGCCATCCGAGGCGTCACCGGCACCACCTCCGGCAACAGTGAGAGCGTCTACGGGCCGCGCATCTGGGCCGGCGACAACAACTGCGCCGTCGAGATGCGCATCGCCGTCGATGTCGTGACCACCCTGATGATGGAGGTCGGCTTTATCGACGCCGCCTCGGACCTGACCCTGCCGGTCGGCGCCGACATCGACACCCCGACCTTCGCGGGTGGCACCTCGGACGCGGCGGTGCTGCACATCGACCAGAGCCAGACGCTGACCACCATGGCGTTTCTGACGGACGGGTCCACGACCAATATGAACGCCACGGCGACAACGCTGTCCCCGGTGTTCACGCCCACGGCGGCGACCTTCCACACGTACCGGGTTTCGCTCGCTGGCGATATCCCCGTAGCCAGTGTCGATGGAGGACGTTTCACGACGACCAGCACCGGCCTGATTGCCCATCGCGTAGAAGGGGGAACGCTCCTGCGCTTCTTCCATGCGTGCAGAACGCGAACGACCGCAGCGAAAACGTCGACGGTTGACTACATCGTCGCGTTCCAGGACAGATCCGTTAGGACCGCATAACGATGCCGATTTACCAGTGGCGCTGCGCCTGCGGGGACCACGAGGTGCTGATGCGGGAGTACCAGGGGGACACCACCCTGACCTGCTGGACCTGTGGCCAGGACCTGGTCAAGGTGCCCGCCCGGGTGAGCATCCGGGTCCCGGGCCCGCCGCCACTTAACACCGCAGAGAATCACGCCCGCTACCAGGAAATCTGTGCGGAGACCATGGACCTGGGCCGCAGGATGGCCGAAGAGCAGGGCGAGCCCGCTGGCGAATACGGCTGCGCGGTGCTGCCGAAAGCTATGGGGAAGGCCATCCTGGCCGCCCACACGACGTTCGAGAAAGGACTGACTGATGACTCCTGAGGAGATGGCAACGGCGACCAAGACGGGCAAAGCGCCCTGTGGCTGCGAGCGCACGGTGAGTGCGGACGGGCTGAGCTGGTCGACGGGCCACGACGACGACTGCGCCCTGCTTAAACCAGCGGCAGGCGCCCGTACGGCCCGTACCAGCGGCAGCGAGACCACCACCGAGAGCACGACCGCGCGGACGGGTGGCGGCACGGCAACCACCTCGAGCGCCGAGAGCAACCCGCCACGACGGACGAGCCCGTCATGACCGCGGAGAGTCTGATTGCCATTGACGAGATCGAGCTGGCGCACGCCGTCGAGGAGCTGCGCACCCTGCTCGAGCAGACCGTGACCCTCTACAGCGAACGGCTGGCGCGGCTGGAGCTGCGCATCGCGGCCCTGGAATCGCAGGTCCGGGACCAGGCCACGGTGGAGCCCGCCGGGTGAAGCTGACCGGGACCTGTAACCAATGCTCGCGATGCTGTTCGTGGCTGAGCATCGAAATCCATCCCGAATATCACAACAACGCGGACATTCGGCGGTGGGTGAATCTTCACCACGTGGTTACCCATATCGGTGAGGAGGGACGGGTCTTTGCGGACATCCCAATTCCCTGTTCAGCCCTGACCGAAGACGGTCGTTGCGGCATTTACGAGGACCGGCCGCAGGTCTGTCGAGTCTGGCCTACGAGTCAGGCCGATCTGGAGGACCCGCGCATCAAAGATTACTGTTCGCTTTCATTTGTTTCTGAAGATGAAACCGATCTCCTGCCCATGATCGAGCGCCGGACCGGGTAGTTAGCGCACAGGAGAAAGCGAGGGTACCACCATCCCAACTGAGGTTTTCAGCGGACCGCTCGGAGAATTACGCAGCGCCACGACGACCGGCGGCGGAAGCGCGTTAACGAGCGCTGCCAGTTTTGTCCAGGTGCCCGATGGTGTGCATCACCTCTTCATCTGCACGCGCAACTTCACCACGGCCGTGGTCGCACAGCTCGCCATCAATCCCTATCTGACCGTGCTCCTCACCACTGACGACGGCGCCACGGTGACCGATGGCAGCGGCGCCCTGCAGGACGCCAGCACCGCCACCTCGCTCACCCTCAGCTCCATGAGCACGGCCGCGAACGCCGACTACCTCTACGTCGGCAGCCACATCCCCTTCCGTGGCGTCAACGTCGATGTGGGGAACACGAACGGCACGGCGTCGGTGCTCACCGTGAAATACTGGAAGACCGACAGCACTTGGGCCACCATCACGGCGACCGACGGCACGGCCAGCGCCGGTGCCACGCTGGCGCAGGATGGCAACGTCACCTGGACCGTGCCGACCGACTGGTTCAAAGCCCGATTGGTCGACACCACCAGCCCGCGCCCGGCCAACGTGGTCGGCTCCACGGCTCCCCTCTACTGGACGCGCTGGGAGGTGTCGGTGGCGCTGGACTCCTCGGTCACCGTACTGGCCATGAACGCCATGAACCGCAGCACGGCGTACTTCGAGCTGGTGTCCGAGCAGGTGCTCGAGCAGCGAGTGTCCAAAGGCCCCGGTGGCATGGGGTGTATCGAAGCAAAGACGGACGCCGGCACGGCCAACCTGATTGTGAACGTGGCGGCCGGCTCCGGCAGTCAGTTCGTCTAATTATGCCGACGAACCTGCGCCACACCCGGCTCGGCGGCCGCTCTGGCGGTCTGTATGCCGCGACCGGGGGGACGCCGGCCCCGGGCGTGCCGGGCGGGTCCTCCCTCCTCACCGACCTGGTCTCCTACTGGAAGCTCGACGAGGCCAGCGGCAATGCCACCGATAGCCATGGCGCGAACACGCTCACCGACACGAATACGGTCACGACCGCCGCCGGGAAGCAGGGCACGGCGCGGCAATTCACGGCGGCGAGTACCGAATATTTCACCATCGCCGACAACACCGATCTCTCCACCGGGGATATCGACTTCACGATTGCGGCCTGGGCCTATCTGGACTCCTCCCTCACGGCGGAGGGCATCGTGGGAAAGTGGACGGGCGGCAGCCTCGAATACTGGCTGGGCTACGTTGGCGGCTCGACCTCGTTCGCCTTCCAGGTGAGCACCAATGGATCAGACAACCCCTCGGTCACGGGCCCGGGCAGCATGATGACGGCCACCTGGTACTTCCTCGTGGCCTGGCACGACAGCGTGCTGAATACCATCAATATCCAGGTGAACGACGGCACGGTGGTCTCGGTTGCCCATACGGCGGGCGTGTTCAACGGGACGGCGGCGTTCCGGATTGGCTACGACGGCACCTGGCCGATGAGCGGCCGCGTGGATGAAGTGGGTTTCTGGAAAAAAGTGCTCTCCGCAGCGGAACGGACGGCGCTGTATGGGGCGGGATCGGGAGCCGCATACCCCTTCACGGGACTCCCCTGATGCATGATCTGCGCGTCTTCCGCGGGCTCGTGATCGGCGGCATCCTCGGCGGCCTGCTCTGGCTCGGCCTGGCGCAGGCGGCCACGGCGGCAATGGGGGTGGGGTTCGATTGGGTTCCGGCCAACCTACCCCCAGGAGAAAGCCCGCAGTCGGCCCTGGCCCGTTTTGGCGGCACGGTCTATCGCGCCTACGACCACCCGTTCCAGTCGGACGCCGGCCCGGAGAAGCTGCGTCTCGTGAACGCCAACGGCCACAGCCCGATGCAGCAGGACTGTAACGGGACGCAACAGTACCACGCCTGGGGGATGTGCCCGGCCCAGATCACGCAGTACACCAGCACGCATCGGGGCCTGACCTACATCCTCGGCAACGAGGGCAACCTCTGTGCCCAGGATTGCTCGCTCAAGACCCAGTCGCAGGCGCCGACCTACGCCCGCTGGTACAAAACCATCCGCGACGCCATCAAGACGGGCGACCCGACGGCGAAGGTCATTCCGACCTCGACCTGGAACTGGGACGGCGGCGGCTCCTCCTGCTGCACCCAGGGCCGCGACGCCCTGAACTGGTTCGTGGACAGCTACCGCCAGCAGTTCGGCTGGCAGGACCCGCCAACGGACGGCTGGGCCCTCCAGATTCATCCCTGGACCGACCAGTCCTGGGCTGACCCGGGCCAGTACGCCACCGCCCATGGGCTGCGCCAGGTGGACGGCCTGAAGAACTGGTATCGGCGGAAAGGGAAACCCATCTACGTGACTGAGTGGGGGCTACGCCGGCTGGGTGCCGACTGCTCCGTGATTGGCGCCAGTGAGGGGAGCCGGGGTCGCTACACCCGGGACATGCTCTCCGGGATGCAAGCCAGAGGGGTTGTAACAAGTCTGTACTTCGCCAGCCACCAGCAGGTGTGCTCTGCCGACGGGTGGTACGGCAATCTCGTGCAGTCGGACGGCTCCCTCACGGTCGAGGGACTGGCCCACCGGCAATTCGCGCTGGGGTATTGACATGGCGGATTCGTACGTCGGCGTCGAGGAGCCGGCCAGCCCGACCAAAAAGATGGCCACGCAGCAGATCACCCGGGGGGCCGACGACGTCGAGATCGAGGAGATCACCTTCTACGCCACGGCCTCCTACACCACGGCGACCCACAGCGCACCCGCCGTCACCACGAGCGACACCACCCCGGTGGCGGCCGAGGCCGACCGCAAGTATCTGCTCCTGGTCAACGACTCCGACACCATCATCTACCTCGCGCTGGGGGCCACGGCGGTGGCGAGCCAGGGGATTCGCGTGGCAGCAAACGGGGGGGCGTACGAGATGAGCTCGCCGTTCGGGAACCTCTACACCGGCGCGGTCCACGCCATCCACGCCGGCAGCGGCAGCAAGGCCCTGCTCGTCACGGAGGGAACGTGAGATGCCGCTGACCGTTCCCGGAACCGACACCGCCGCCGGGATGGGGGCCAATGTGCGGGCCTACGGGGCCGTGGGTGACGGCGTCGTCGACGACACGGCCGCGATCCAGGCCGCCATCGACGCCTGGACCGATGGCGGGCCGGTCTTCTTGCCGCAGGGGGTCTACCGCATCACCTCAGCGCTCTCCCTCAAGAGCCTGACCCACCTGATCGGGACCGGCTACAACCGCTACGGGAAGATCGAGAGCCCCCATGGCAGTCACATCGACGCCGAAGCCGCCGGCTGCTCGGCGCTCACCCTGCCGGCCAGTGCGCGCGGGGTCAATATCTCGAACCTGGGGCTCTACGGCGACGCGGCGGCCGGCACCGGGGTGAGTGCGTCCAATGCGGGCGAGCTGCACATTGATAACGTCTATATCGACGGGTTTTCCAACGGGATCTCCCTCTCCTACGTCAGCGGCCTGGTCCTCACGCGCTCGTTCATCACGACCCAGGGGAGCCGCGGGCTCTCCCTGGTCGGCTGCGGCGGCAGCGTCATCGGCGGCTGCCAGATCGCCAACGGCGTTGCGGGGAACATCTACCTTTCTGCCTGTAGCAGCACCACCATCGACATGGCGCTCGTCGACGAAGGCGGGGCGGGCCCCAGCGCCGGCGGCAACCTGACCATCATGGGATCGTCGAACATCACGTTCCGCTGCCCGATGATGTTCCTCTCCACCGGGTGCTACAGCATCTGGATCGGGCCGACCTGCTCCAACATTACGCTCTACGACACCAACATCATCCCGTTTGCGCTCGATCGCGTCGGCACCGGCATGATCAAGATCGAGGCCGGCGCCAGCGACGTCCGCCTCATCAACGTCGTGACCGACCCGAACGGCGCGCCGGTCGACATCGACGACCAGGGCACGAACACGTTGTGGATCAATACCAATGGCCGCACCAAGCTCCCGGTGGTCGCCACCGCCAGCCTGCCGGCGGCCGGGGCGACCGAGGATGGGCGCCTCCTGATCGAGGACGCCGGGGGTGTCGGCAATCTGATTTTTTATGTGGATGGGGCGCGCTACCGGGTGGCCGGCACCGCCGCCGCTATCGACCTCGCGCTCGGGCCGGTGGCGATCCCGGTGACGGCGGTCGCCCCGACGATGAGTGGCGGGGCCGCCCCCTCCGGCCTCTTGACCGGCCTGGCGGCGTACTGGAAGCTGGAGGAGACGAGCGGGACGCGGGCCGACAGCGTGGGCACCAGTCACCTGACCGACAACAACACGGTGACGAGCAATCCCGGTATCCAGGGGACCGCCGCGCAATTCACGGCTGCCAACAGCGAGTCGCTGAGCGTGGTGCATAACGCCGCGCTGGCGGTGGGGAACTTCGATTTCAGTATCGCGCTCTGGGTGTATTTCGATACCGTGGCCACGAGTCACGTCTTCAACAAGTGGGCGGCGGGGCAGGGGTCCTACATCCTCTACTACGACTCCGGGTCGGGGCGCTTCGCCTGGCTGCTCTCGACCGATGGCACGGTGCAGGATGTCCATCTGCCGATGGATGCGCTCGGGACGCCGCTGGCGAGCACCTGGCACTTCATCACCCTGATCCACGACGCGGCCGCGAACACGCTCACGGTGCAGGGCGACACCACCACCGCCTATGTGGTGGCCCACAGCGCCGGCGTCTTCGCTGGTACGGCGCCGGTGGAGATCGGCGCCAACCTCGGGTCGCCCTACCTGAACGGCCGGGTGGACGAGGTGGGCTACTGGACCCGCACACTCACCGGGACGGAACGAACGAATCTGTACGCGGCGGGGGCCGGCGTGACCTATCCGTTCACCGGTATCCCCTGACCTGGAGGGAAACAAGAGGTGAGTGACTTCGTTTTTACTCCGATGAAGCTCCGATTGGGCACGGCGCTCCTCAATCTCTCGACGGTCGACAGTCGCATGCTGATCTGTATGACGAATACGACCGCCGATACGGACGAGGACGCCGCCAGTCTCTCCGCTATTGGCACCCTCGACGAGTACGACGGCAGCGCCTACGTGCGCAAGACCATGGGCGGCGAGGCCATCGCGCAGGATGCGACCAACGACCGGGCCGAGTTCACCGTGACCAGCCCCATCGTGTGGACGGCGCTCGGCGCTGGGACGCGCTCGGGCGCCGGCATCCTGCTCTACGAGTACGTCGACGGTACGGCCGCGAACGACCGGCCCATCGCGTGGTTCGACGCCCCGTTTACCGGGAACGGAACCGACGTAACCGCTACTGTCGCTTCTGAGGGACTCCTTTTCATAAGTTAGTGCACCGGTAGACGCGCAGGGCTTGTTGCAGATTTCGTGAGGAAGGTGGCGGCATGGCACTCGTACCGATCCTGGTCGGGGCCGGGCTCCTGTCCGGGGGTGGAGGGGAGGCGGAAGTGGGCTGCTCATTGACCACGCTGCGGCGGGCGGGCGCCCGGGCCGGGGGACGCTTCGCGATGGCGACGGCCCCGGCCAGTGGCCACAGCACCACCGCAATCGTCTTCGGTGCGGCGGGCGCCTTCGGCTCCTCGCTGTCGCAGAACGCCTTGTACGATGGCTACTACGTCTATCTGCCGGCGGCGTCGGCCAACGACAAAGTGCGCGTCTGTTCGGCGTATGCGGCCGTTTCTGGCAGCATCACGCTCGACCGGGCGTTGTCCGTGTCCAGTGTCCCGAACAGTACGGTCGTCGAGCTCCACGGCCTGTGCTGGCCGTACAGCGATGATCTGACCACCTACTCGTGGACGGACGCCATCAACGATTGTCTGAAGCGCATCTGGCTGACGGTCGAGTTCACCATCACCCCGACGGCGGGCGCCATCCGCCACAGCCTGGCCGCGCAGAGCTGGCTCCGGAGCTTCGACCAGGTCCTGGACGTGGGCACCCTGCAGACCAGCGAGACCCGGGCCAATGTGGACCCCTACCGGCATCATCACCTGGACGCTGAGGGGGAGCGGGACGGCGCCACCCTCTACCTCAATCACTCACCCAGGACCTTTGCCACGAACGAGCGCATCTATGTTCGGGCGGCGAAGCGGGCCTACGACCACTGCCGGGCCAGTGGCGGGAGCTTCGGGAGCCAGAGCGGGCTGGTGCTGGAGACCGACGAGGCGCCGGTCTGCACCGACGCGGTGACCTGGGGCAGCCTCGTGGAAATCGCCCGTACCAACCGCACCGAGCTGACCGATGCGGCCGGGGACCACGTCAAGGTGATGCAGGACACCTGGGCGCACAAGTGGAACACCGAGCAGCAGAAGGCGCTCGAGGACCTGCCCCCCCGGCGCTTTCGCAGACGTTTGGCTTTTTTTGCCAACAGGTCCTACTGACCGATGGCGTTTCGTACCGGCAACAAGCGCGAGGTGCCCTGGCCGTTCGACGTCCTGATCGGCACCTCCAGCTCCACCATGGTCGGCTACGTGCTCGGCCTGAAGGACGCGGAGAGCAAGACGCTGGTCACCGCCAGCCTCATGCCGGGGATGAACGCCACGCCCACCGAGTACAAATACGGCGCCTTGAGCCCGCAGGTGGAGTCGACCTTCGCCCAGACCCGCTTCACCGGTGGGTTCGGCCAAAGGTACTTCGCCGAGGACCAGGACGAGAGCCGCTACTACTGGGCCATCGGCGTGGACTGCGCCGCCGAGCCGGGGCCGGTACTGGGGCCGCTCATCACCGTGGTGACGCCGAGCCCCACCGTGGACGCGACCAACGGCATCTCCCGCTTCTGGACCCAGGCCATCGCCGGCACGAACAACCTCTTCGCCTTAAACGGCCGCTACGCGCTGTGGCGGAACGGCGGCGACGCGGCCGGCGACTGGGATGTGAGCCAGGACTTCGGGGCCGGCAATGTGGCCACAGATGTCATCACCTGGGCGCAGAACACCGGCACCGGCGGCACCACCTACGCCTTTGTGGCGCTTGGCGATGGGGCCGGCGACTTCCTCTGGCGCTTCGACGCGGCGACCGGCACCACCACGTGGGCCCAGCACGCGAGCCTGCAAGCCCTGTGTTTCTGTAAAGGGAACGGCAATTACCTCTACCGCGCCTACAGCCAGAACCTGGTGGCCCGGTGTGTGGGCACGGCCGACCCGTGGACCGCTGGCAACTGGGTCGACGTGGCTCGGGTGGGCGATGCCACCAGCGCCATCGTGCGCATGGCGACCCATCCCGACGGCACCCTGTACATCTTCAAGCAGGACGGCACCTTCGTCATCGAGGAGGACGGCACCGTCCGCCAGCTGCACAGCAGCCTGCAGTACGTCACCCACGCCGACGACGGCAAGGTGGTGGCGCCCTCGGCCAACGGCCTGATGGTCACCTACGGCTACAACTTCCACGAGATCCAGCCGGGCGGGGACCTGCTCGCCATCGGGCCGGAGCGGCTGGTCGAGAACGACAGCGACGTGCGCGGCTACGTCTCGGCCGCCATCTGGACCGACTGGGGCGCGGTGTGCGGCATCTGGAACTCGGACGACTCGGTCAGTCATGTGCTCAAATGGGGGTCCTGGATCACCGGCCCGGACGGCCTGGCCCACCGCGCCGACGCCTGGCACGGCAGCATCTCGGAGCAGTACACCAGCAAGATCACGGCACTCGGGCGCAGTACCGTGGGGGCGGCGACCGCCCACGAGCGGGTCTACATCGGGTTTCAGAATGGCGCGATTGGCTACTACCTGCTGAACTGCACCGCCAATCCGAAGGGCTGCAGCCACTACCGCTACCGCGCCGCCAACCTGACCGGCTACACCGCGACGGCCGGCCTGCTCTACACCAGCAACTTCGACGGCCGCTTCCCGGTCGACATGAAACACCTGCACTGGGTCGCGGTGACCCTGGCGGACGGCAGCGCCCCCGGCGTCGAGCTGGAGGCGATCAACACGGTCATCATCGACAACGACGACCTCATCGGCACCGGCACCGGGGGCACGCGCGGCAGCCGGGGCTGGGGCACGGCGACGAATCTGAGCAGCGGGGCGCTGCCGCCGGGCCAGCGCACCGATGCCCCGGCCGGGCTCGACTTCGTCAAGCTGGCCCTCGAGATGCAGTTCGTCAATATCCTGGGCGTCGACACCACGCTGAGCGCGCAGCTGTCGGGCTGGGGCGTGGGCTACGCGCTGCGCCCGGTCGTCACCCTGGCCTACGAGCTCTACGTGTTGTGCGAGGATGGCCTGCTGGCGCGGGACGGGCACCCGCTGAAGATCGGCGCCAGCCAGATCCGCCACAACCTCTTCCACTTTGCGACGCGCACCACCGACCTGCTGATCCGGCTGCCCGGGGTGGCGGGCGCGGTCAATGTGGGGGGCACCGTCCCGGTCGGGGCGCAGAGCCCGCAGCGGGTGGCGATGTGGGAGTGGGAGGAGACGATGGCCTGGGACCCGCGCGGGCAGGGGCTGTGGCGGGAGGCGATCCGCCTGCGGCTGCTGCAGACCCAGGCGCGCACCGCGAACTACGGCGACGGCACCTGGACGATCGCGTCATGACCGAGCTGACCGGGCGCCCGGCCTACGTGCGGGGGCCCCGCAGTCTGGGGCGCAAGCCGACCGACGCCGCGCCCGGGACGCAGGGGGCGCCGAAGACGCCCTGGCAGACCACGTACACCGATGCCAATGGCCATGTGCAGGGCGTGGCGCTGGGCGCCGACAACACGGTGCTGAAGAGCACGGGGGCCGCCAGTGCGCCGGAGTGGGCCGTGGTGTCGCCGTCCGAGCTGGTCGGGACCAACTGGCGGGTGTTCTACACCAACGGCAGTGGTACGGTGATCCAGATGGCGCTCGGGGCGGCGGGCACGGTCTTGAGCAGTACCGGGCCGACCAGCGCGCCCAGCTTCGTCGTCCCCTCGACCGTGCGCCGCGTGCTGAAAACCAGCAACGAGACCGTGGCCGGCAGCACGACGCTGCAAAACGACAACGAGCTCGCGCTGGCGGTGGCGACCGGGGAGCAGCTGGTGGGGTACTTCGTCCTGCTGGTGACGGGCGCCGAAGCCGACGATCTCAAGTTCGACCTGGCGCTGCCGGCCAGCACGGTCTTCGACTACACGGCCATGAAGACGCCGACCGGGGCGACGGGCACCGCGCCGTATGCCCCGGAGCTGGGCGTGCGGCGCAATGCCAGCAGCGCCACCGAGACCGCCGGCACCCTGGGCACTACGGCGAACAGTGAGGAGACCATGGTGGTGATCTGGTTCTCCATCACGACGCTGGTGGGCTCCGGCACCTGCCTGCTGCGCTGGGCGCAGAATGTGGCGGGCGGCACGACCACGGTGCTGGCTGGGAGCCACGCCGTGGCGTTCAAGGTGTAGGAGCAGCCATGCCACGGCAGATTACCACCACCCGGACGCTGACCGAGATCAAGCTGGAGGCCATCGTCATCGACTTCAGCGAGGCCGGGCCCGGGCAGCCGCCGCTGGTGACGGTCACCTACCAGGTGCTGGACGACGCGGGGCGGGTGTTCGAGACCAAACGGCTGGGCGGGAAGAGCGTGCCGCCGGGCCTCGGGGTGGCGCTGCGGGCCTGGTGGGACCAGCTGGTGGATGACCTCACGGCGGAGGAAGGGCTCTGATCGTGACGGAGACGGCAGTGACAGCGCCGCTGCGCCGCGTACGCAGCATCGTGCTCCTCTATGACGTCGAGCCGCTGGCACTCGCCACAGGGAGCCTGACGTGCGGGTTCGGGCTGCTCATCGCGCTGGGCACGGCGCTGGCCAACGACCTGCCGGCCCGACTGTTTGGCCTCAACATGGCGCTGGCCGGCGGCCTCCAGCTCGTGGGCCTGGGGCTGGCGGACTGGCGGGTGCAGGTCGTGGGGGTCGGCGCCAGCATCGTGGGCTGGGCCATCCTGGTGAGCCTGGCCTGGGCGGTCGGGCAGCAGCAGGACGGCGGGAAGGCGGAGCTGGCGCTCTACCTCTGGCTGGTGCTGACCCATAGCCTCGTGCTGTGGCGCATGTACTGGGACTGGCTGCGCCGGCCGACCGTCGCCTAGGATGCCGCCCGAAGCGGAACCGGCGCTGGTCACGCTGTTCCAGGTCGTGCTGGTGGCAGTGATCGCGCAGGCGGGCGCGGCCTGGATCGGGCGCCAGCAGCGCAAGACCGCCGAGGCGCAGCAGGCGGTGACGCTGACCGACAGTCGGGAGGAGCGGGTGATGAAGGAGGCCGACGGCTTACGCGCCGAATTGCGGGCCGAGGTCGTGGCGTTGCGGGCGGCGCTCACCGAATGCCAGCGCGAGCGGGAGGCGCTGCGCGAGGAGCGGCGCCGGGTGCCGGCCCGCCGGCGTCGGGCGAACCCGTAGGATAGCGGAAGGAGCAGCACGATGCAGCCGGAACGCAAAGTCACCGCCGCCGGGGTGGCCGGCGCGATTGCCACGATTGTGGTCTGGATCGCGGGCGTGGTCTGGCCGGAGGTCGTGGTGCCGCCGGCCGTCGTGGTGGCGCTCACCACCATCCTGACCGTGGGCGCCGCCTACCTGGTGCCGAACGCGAGCCCGGAGCCACCGGCGCTGGTGGAGGTGCCGCATGGATGACCCAGAGAGCCGTGTCTTTCATACGGACGGGTTCCTCCTCATCACGGAGGGGGATCGGGTGGTGGCGTGCTCCGGCATCCCGGGGCTGCTGCCAGACGACATTCGGATCGCTGAGATCGCCATGCGCCTCGTCAATTCGTCAATCCCCAACGCGTTTGTCGAATACATCTGGAGGGCAGCGTCCAAAGATGAGGTGCCGCATGGCTAGGTGGCAGGAGGTGCCGCTGGCCGTCGCACTGGGGCTGCTGACGGCGGTGGGGCTGCTCGCATTGGCGACGGTGGTGCACGACGCCTGGGCCCTGCGACGGTGGCAACCGAATTGGGGGGACCTCTAGTACATACGGATGAGGTTCCGGTCGTACATGTGGATTGCACTAGTGTCGTTATGTCGATGGAGGAGGCGCGCATGATTACGTGGTCGTTCTTGTTTATTATTCTCGCCCTCTGCTGCCTGTTCCTCGCGGCCGTATCGGTGGTCCGTCCGGAGTCCGGCACCCGGTACGGCTGGCACATCGGCTGGCTCGGGCTCTTCTTCTGGCTGCTCGGCGTCGAAGTCGTCGGCAAGATCCAGTGAGCTGGCAGCCCGTGGCTGGCAGGGTGACCGCCCATGATCCTGAGTGAGGCAACCTCGCTGGCCCAGATGCTGCAGACCAGCGGTCGCATCGAGAGCTACGATCTGCGCCCGACCTATCCTCGCCCGAAGAAACCCCTTGAGATCACCTCGTGGGATGTGGCGGTCCATATCTCGGGCAAAGGCTGGTGGTTGTTCCAGACTCCCGCCGCCATGATGCGCCTTCAGGAAACGGGTGAGCCATGACCGCGATCGACGACCGTGAGCAGCAATGGCAGGGAAGACTTGGTGACGCGCTGACTGAAGAGCTGCCCGACCCGACCTACGGTGGCACCTACCGCGTGTACTTCAATGCGGTGCTCCACGACATTCCGAACTGCGGCGTTTTTACCTTCGCCGAGGCATCGGTTGCCGACGTGCTCGCCGCCCCGCTCCCACCGCCGCCGTCTGCACGTGGCGACCCGTACGAGTTCTGGTCCGCCGAGGAGATCCGCAGCGCGTGTAACGACCAGGTGCCGCTGGAGAACATCCGCCTGCACTGGCCGGGGATCGCAGGAAGCTTGCACGACTACGACCAGTGGAGCCGGCCGTCAGCAGCCGGTGTGGTGGCGACGACGGCCATCGAGACGGCGCATACGTTCGAGCCGGTGCGCGAGGCCTTCTGGTGCTCGGAAGCGTGGCGCGCGGCCAACCTCCGGTATCACCCGTACTACGGGAGGGGCTACATCCAACTGACCTGGGAAGCGAACTACCGGACGTACGGCAATCTGATCGGTGTCGGCGACCAGTTGGTCAACGTGCCCGATAAGGCATTAGAGGCCGGCATCGCCGCCGAGGTGTTCGCCTGCTACTGGCAGCAGCGCGGCATCAAGCCGATGTGTGAGGCCGGTGATTGGGCGGCGGCGAGGAAGGCCGTGCAAGGTGGGTCAGCCGGACTTGTGGAGTTCACCGCCATCTGCGAGCGACTGGCCTGGTAGCGAGGCGTTCCTCCGCTTGCGCTCGGCATCCTCGGTGGCCTGGAGGCGGCCGAGCTCCGCGAGGGCGTGGCGTTTGCAGAAGCGGCCGACGATGGCCTTGTGGCGATCGTAGAGCGCGAACTGCGGGGCGAAGCGGCAGCTCGCCCGGGAACAGACGTGGGGCAGCGCCTCCAGATGGGCCATGGAACCTCCCTACCGCGTCGCCCGCTCGATCGTGACCACGACGCTCGTCTTCTCGAAGACGATGGTGTACTGCCGCCGGCGGGGGCCGCGCGTCTGCTTGACCTCGCCGATGAGGGCCAGGAGCTCCGTGATCGTCCGCTCGAGGCGAGCCGGGTCCACGGTCTTGTCCTGAATGGTCACCTCATGGTCAGACGAAACATTGGCCACTGGTACAGCCCTCCTCCGCCGCGACGTAGGCGTCCCACTCCAGGGCCATCTGGGTGCCGCCCCGCGTCAGCTCGGTGATACTCTTGCGCCCGCCGAGCAGGAAGTCTTTCGGGTTGCGCGCCTGGGCATTGGCCTCGAGGGCGACCGCCTGGGCGAAGAGGGCCGGGTGCTCAGCCGAGAGGCGCCGCCAGCCGGCGGTGGCCTGGTAGGGACAGAACCAGCAGCCGCTCTTCGGCGGGTCGGGCAGCCCTTCGGCGCGGATGATCTCGTGGCAGTCGGTGCGCGTCAGCCCGAGCTCGACGAGGGGCCAGCGGCGTTTGACATAGAGACGGCGGACCGCGTCTCGGGCGCGGTGGGCCTCGTCGGCGGAGATGCCGATCTGCATGTCGGCGGGCTCCTGGCGGGTGGCGCCGTGGGCCCGCAGCCAGGCGTTGATGGGCCGAATCTTGAACTGGTCGGTACACCAGCGGTTGTTGATGCTGGGGACCATCTGGCGCTTCATGGCGTAGTCGTAGAGCGTGACGCCGTCCTTCTGGTGGGAGACGTCGAGGGTGACGCCGTGCGCCTCAGCCCAGGGCAGGAGGTGGTCGCGCAGGTAGGCGTAGGTCTCCGGGTGCTCGCCGCCGGTGTCGGCGAAGACGAGCGTGGTGGTGGGGTGCTCGATGCGGCCCTGGGCGTTCATGATGGCGAGCGCGGTGGTCTGCACGCCGGCGCCGAAGGAGATGATGCGCAGGGTCATCGGACGGGCCGGTAGCGGCGGGCGATGACCCGCACCACCTGGCCGAACTCATCCCGCTCGGCCTCCGTCAGGATGCGGTCGGCGAGCACGTCGGCCACGGCCTGGAGGGTGCGGTCCCAGGAGCCGAGCTGCGCGATGGCCTGGGGCACATACCCGGCCGCCGTCATGAATCGGTTCCGCTCAAAGGGGGTCAGGTACAGCTCCGTGGCCAGGGCTTCGACCATGCGACGACTGGGCGGGTTCCGATCACCCAGCTCGATGCGGGTCAGGTAGGAGGGATCGCAGTGGGCCGTCCGCGCCAGGTCGCTCCGCGTGCGGGTGGTCCGCTCCCGGAAGAGGCGGAGCAGTAAGCCAAAGTCGTCGGCTCCGTCCCGGGCATCCCGCACCGCGAGCTGGTCCCGCGCGGTTCTGGCCAGGTGCTGCCGTTCCGCCATCGACATCGACGGGGTCGCGTAAATCACTCCCATGGGGTCTCCTCCTCATACGGTTCGGGCAAGCACCTGTGCGATGACTTCGAGATCAGCGGGGCGCCAGACATAGACCTCAACGGGACAGGTTTGGAGATCGGCGATCCAGCTCGCCTGGGCGGCCGTCAGTCGACCGTGCTCTGTTTTGAGCTCCGCGAAGATGCAGCGGCCGGGGTTGCCAGGTCGGATAAGCAAGAGATCGGGAAGGCCGGGTGCACTGCGCCGCGAATCGTAGGTGTGGTATGAGCGATAGCCGAGCAGCCGGGCGATGTCGAGCACGGCGTTCTGCAACTGCCGTTCGGTGACCGGCGGCAGGCTCATGCCTCCGCCTCGAGCAGGGCCTGCAGGGCAGTCGTTGCTGTCTCAATCCGCTGCGCCCAGGCGAGATTGAGATCCCTGGCTCGCACCGCGTTGATCAGATCCGTTGCTGCCACACGCAGCTTCTCGTTCTCCTCCTCCACCATGGTGAGCGCCTGCTCGTGGGCGGCGCATTCCCGCTGCAGCCGGGTGACCACCGCATTCAGACGGTCGATCACCGCGTTCAACTGCTCCACCGTCGGGCCCGGTAGGTCGTCCAGCTCCCACTCGATCGGGTTCCCGCGCGAGTCGTAGATGTCCGTCATGCCGAGTTCCGCCAATTGCTGAGCGCCTTGTGCCACGCGGCCATCCAGGCGGGGCTCCGGTCCGGGGCCAGCGCCAGCCGCACCACCTCTGCGTGGGCCGCGACCGGGTCGATGCCCCGGTGCTCCCGGTGATAGGTGTCCCAGCGGGAGCGCCGCGCACAGGACCGGCAGCGGTGGCCCGGCCCACTGACCTCACGGGTACAGCCCGGCTGGAGACAACGGAAGATGTGGCGGCCGAGAGCAGTCATCCCGCTGCCTCCTCAGTCACGTCCCGTGAGCCACCCATTGGATTTGCAACGCCTTTGAGTGTCAGAACAACAGTCCCCGTGGCATACAGGTTTTCGTGTTCGAGTTTGCACGTGCCGGTCGTCACCACGAAGTAGCTGTTGTCGGGGATCGTGGTTTGTCCTCTGTCCCCGGTATCGGTGTCCTCAACCGTGACTCGTATCATGGGTCCACCTTCGTTTCTGCGATAGCTCGATCCAGAAGGGCGAGCACCTCAGTGTGGGTGTGGGTGTCGTTGAAGCGGATGACGTCGCGCCCCGGAACGAGCCGGGCCAGCAGCGCACCGGCCCAGAGGGTAGCTTTCCCATACGGGTCCGCTCCCCGATCGTCAAAAAGGGCAGAGGAGAGACACCAGCGGCGGGCGTCCGGGTCGGCGGGCCGGACCACGCGGCGGTCGGCGGCGAGCGCGCCCACATGCTGGCACCAGTGGTCGGGACGCTCGATACGCTCCCGGGCCCGGACCAGGACCTCGCGCACCGTACTCATGGGTCCTCCGGACTATCTGCCAATTCGCCACCAGACGCGTCCTGGCGCCCGCTGCGGCCGTTGTCTGGGTCATCTGGTGTTTGGGGTCGTCGGCTGGGGATGTCGAACCGGGGCGGGCGCTTCGCCTGGAGCAGCGCGGCCTCGGCCGGGTCGAGCGGCGGCTCTTCCCAAAGTTGACATGCCTCCCGCCAAACACCGTGCTCCTCTCGGCTGCGGCGGTAGAGCAGCTCGCCCAGATTTCCCATGGCTAGCGGCCGACCGCCGGCAGCAGGAGGCGCACGCCGCAGGTCAGGAGCAGCGCGGACAGGGCGACCAGGACGAGCAGCAGCCAGTAGTTGCGGGTCATCGGGCGGGCCAGGGCGACGTGGGCCAGGGCGCGCTGTCGTTCCACAGGCGGAGGGCCCAGCCAAGGACGAGCAGGAACAGGAGGACCAGCAGCCAGACGACCACGTCCTTGTTCACGGTGCCCCCCATTGGGCAGCCATCGCCGCTGCCACCCCGGGACAGGTGCGCGAGCGGACCTTCCAGCGGTCCGGACCCGGTGCGGCCCGATGCACCCGCGCCTCCCGGCCGGTCTCAACCACCGTTGCCATGAGGGGGGGCAGCCCATGGAGCCAGAGCGCGGTGGCTTTCTTCTCGGGATCCCCGAAGTACCAGGGACGGACGAGCTGGTCGGGCCGACGGATGCGGTAGGCGGCACCGATGGGATTCTCCACGGCAATCCGGGGGATGGGCGCGTCCAGCAGCAGACGGAAGAAGGCCAGGGCCTCGGCCTGTTCGGCTTCACGGCCCTTCCACCAGCGCACCCCGGACCGGGCGAGATAGGTGCAGGGCGGGTGGGCGATCAGCAGATCCCAGCGGTCACCCAGAACCAGGCGCACATCACACTGGAGATGCGGGCCGGGCGATTCGGTCGGGAGCAAATCACAGGACCACGCGTCATGGCCCCGGGCCCGGAAGGCGTCACGCACGACGCCACTGAATTCACACCCGACGAGCACCCGGGTCATCGGGTCAATGCTCGGATGAACAGCACGGTGCAGCCGCAGGAGACGAGCCAACCGAGCGCGCCGAGCAGGACGACGGTCAGGACATTCATGGAGTGACCTCCAGAAGATGTAAGCCCTGCTGAGACTGCCGGACGTAGCGCCAGTTGGCCTTCTTGAAGCACACGCCCGGATTGGTGGACCGAATCTTGCCGGCGTCCACGTAGGTGAAGTGCCGCTCGCCGGGCCACCGCTGCCAGGCCAACTGGTCCGCTTCCCGAATCAGCTCACTCGACAAAACCGGTCCCTCGTTGCGGAAGACCACGCAATTGATGCCGACCTCGTGGTCGTAGCGCGCCACGGTATTCTTCAGCCACACAAACAGGGCGTCGCATGACTCCGTCAGCAACACCATGGGGATGCCGGGTCCGACGATGTTGGTGTTGCCGGGCCGACGGTAGGCGACGTTCTTCCCCGCCGAGTAATGGCGGCGGTACAGCGCATAGGCCCGCGGATCGGCGCGGGAGACGGGCAGCCAGTGCCCCTCGATGAGCAGACTCACAGCGCCAGCTCCCGCCAGCCCCGGCCGCCGGAGCTCAGCACCTCCTGGACCGTGACCATGCACGTGCCAGAGCCACACACGATCCGATGCCCGGCGTCGGCCATGTCCAGGAGGATGCCGTACGCATCACACCCGGGACAGCTATCCTGCCGTCGACCGACGAGCGACCCATACGGGCCGGTCACCAGGAGGGGCGTGCCGCAGGCCCATTCTCGGTAGCGAGACACGGGCACGGCAAGGATGCTGGGGTCGCCGCTGCGGTAGACGCCGCCACACCCAAGAGGTTTCCCGATAAAGAGCGAGTCTCCATATCTCGTGGCACGCCCGGTACGGACGGGTCCCAGGGTCGGTTGCTCGGCGGGCGCCTCCTCCTCGATCGTCCAGCTGGGGAGGGTCGGGTGCTGGTTCAAAGCCGCGATCAGGTGCGCGGTCACCAGGAACGTGGTCAAGACGTGCCCCGGAGCAGTTGTGCTGCATCGACGAGGCAGTCCGCACAGAGGAAGATGCCCGGGCTGTCCCCGAGGGTGATCTCCCAGCAGGTGCGCTCGGCGTGACAGCTATCACACCGGGTGTTGTCCCTCCGTCCGAACACCGCGGACGGCCGTTCTGCTTCTTCCGGAACCAGGGTACGCATGTCTCTCATCCCTCCATACGGTTTGTTACAAAATGCAGCGGCCGTTGCACGGGATAGGTCCCACGGGGGGCGTCGCATCTCTCTTTAGATGCAACGTCCCCCGGTGGGCCAACCGTGCCGAAACACCGCTGCAAATGGTTTTGTATATATGGGGTGCAGCGGTGCAGCGCTGCAGCGCTGCATTGCAGCGCTGCATGCAGCGCTTCAGGAAAACGGTATTTGCTCAAGGGGTTCCTCCCAGGTTTCTGACCCCGCTTCTGTGTAACGACCGTTAACAGAAGGGCCCTGGCCGCGCAGGATGTAGCCGCCCCGGGTGGTCTGGATAAACCAGGGGTCATCGCTCTTCTGGTCGCGGGAGAGGGTGGACCGGATGCTGCTCTCGCGGATCTCGGTGTGGTCCGCGATCTCCTTGGGTTTCATTTCACCGTGGCGCAGGGCCGCCCGAATCTGCTCACGTTGGCCAAGCCGACGGACCAGCTCATCGTGGTCACCCACGTCGTCACGGGTAATCGTCACGAACGTCGGATCGAAGGGATCGTCCCAGTCAATACGAAACCCGATGGCGTTCATGGCTGCGGTGTGGTTGGTCTTCCAGGGGTAGAGGCCCAGGTGACTGACCAACGCGTCGGCGTCTTGTTGCTTGCGTACCTCCCAGCCAAGGCGTGCCCAGTTCCCCTTGAACACTGAGCCGTAGGGTTTGGCGACGCCGCTCGTTTGCTGGCGCGCCAGGTCGCTGACGTGATCCACGAGGAGTGCCGCCAGGGGTCGCTGCTGACCTCCTCGGATTGCCCGGATCGACTCGAAGACGCCACGCGCTCGGTCATCCCAGGTACTCACGTCGCCGGCGAAGGCTGCGGCCATCTCGAAGGAGTCCACGATCAGCAGGCCGATCCTGTCCTGGGACACCCGGCGCGCGATCTGGTGGACCTGGTCGCGGAGACTGCCGAAGCACTCGCGGTAGGTGATGAGTGGGGGCTTCACCTCGAGCCCCGCGGAAATGATGTTGACCCGTTCGCAGAAGACCTCGTAGTTGTCTTCCCAATCGAGGTAGAGCACGGGGGCAGGCTGCGTCTCGTAGTGCCCGGCGAAGGCGATGCCGAGACTGACGCAGACGGCGAGGCCGACGGCGATCCAGCCTTTGCCGACGCCGCCCGGCCCGTAGAGCATGACCGTCTGCCCGTTCGGCAGCAGCCGCTGCACTAGTGGGGCGAGCCGTGGTTTCCGGGGGGCGGTCGGGCCGGTCAGGCGGAAGGGCTCGCCCGCGCGCTCGGCCTGCAAGCAGCCGGCGAAGAACTCTCGCACCCACGTGCTCCAGGGCAGGTCACGCCCCTCGGTGCCCTCCACGGTGCGTTTGAGGGCTTTGACCAGGTTGTCCTGGGCGGTGGAGGAGACGAGGTTGTAGCGCGCCTGCAAGAGCAGGCCGCTCATCCCGGGGCGGGTGGACTCCACGGTCACCTCGCCGCTGTGGGTTTCGGTGCCGCGCTTGATGTAGTCGAGGCGCAGGCGGAGCGCACCCGCGGGCTCGTAGACATAGCCCATGCCCTCTCGTTTGAACGCGGCGTCGTGCATGGTGGAACCCCGAGCTGTCATTCGTGATCGGCAAGCCGTGGGATCTGGACCAGGGTGGTGGCAATGGAGCGGATGACGGTCACCTGGGAGGGTGTGGTCTGCGGTGGCGCTGGCGGGGTGGGAGGGACGCTCGCCGCGCACTGGTGGCGGACGAGCGCGGCGTCCTCGTCGTACAGCTCCTCCTGGTACCGGTAGACGGAGAGCCGACAGTCGGGGCAGCGCGTCCTGCTGATGGCGGCTTGCTGACGGCTTTCGGCGGCCGGACACATATGGGGTCGGCAGTGGTCGACTTCCATGCAGCGGGTTTCGCCACGGGTGCCGACCCACCAGTAGATAGCGACGTCTTCACAGTCGGGGCAGAGGTGGTCGGGGCCGAAGTGGGTGATCATGAGACGCTCGCCAGGGCCGTGCGCAGGGCGGCGAGGAACTCCGGGGAGGCGTGCTTCTGGAGCGTCCGCGCGGCTGATTCGGGATCGTCGAGGTTGACGGAGACTCGATGGGGGTAGATGCCGGCCGCGACCGCCGCGCTCGTGATGGTGCGTTCTCCCTCGAGCACCTGTTGGTACAGGGCGGGTGCCGCATCGTCGAGTCGCTGGCGCTGCTTGTCGGTGCGGTCCTGTGGGGCAGTGGAACTAGGGTGAATCACCCTAGTTCCACTGGTGTATTGATTCCCCTTGTGTTGGCCAGGCTTCCTCCGCATCGCGTTCTTGAGGAGCCGGAGAACCGGCTCATTCCCCGTACAGATGCGTCGCAGCATGGCGATGTTGCTGCCGAGGCCATCGGGCGGGTTGGTACACACAAACGCCTCGAAGCTCTCGAAGCGTGCGATCTCCCGCGTCCGCTCGACCCGCCGTTCCTGCCAGCGATTCTCTTCGATGACCTGTTTCAAGAGCGACGGCACCGTCCCCAATCCAAATGAGCCTTCATGCAATGCATGGCTCAGCGACCACACAAAGGTGTCATTCTCCAGCAGCCGATCCACCGGCATCGTGGTCCCTCCGCCACTGCCAGGCCCGTTCCTCCCAGAAGAGGTAGGGGTACGGGCCGGCCAGGCTTTCTCTGGCAAACTCGAACCACTCACCCAGGATCTCCAGGCGTTCGGTAATCTGGGCGAGGCTTGCATGCTGAATGTCGACGCCGGTCGCAATGATCAGCAGCTGTCCGACTTGCCAGTACTTGTCCTTGTTCGGACCGTCGTCGACCAATTGCGCTTCCCACGCGAAGAGACGGGAGGAATGGGTCACCGCCCGTCGACGCTGGCGCTTCTGCTCGGTTACGGTGATCGACTCGCCGGCGTCGTCGTTCGGATGGGGGGTGGGGACATCTGCTCTCTGGCCGATCCCGTGCTCGCGTTGCGCCCGGAGCAATTGCACCACGTCGTCGAGCTTCATCCCATCGAGACCCGCCAGCGCGATGAGCTGTTCTGCCTGCACGAGGTCATCACGGATGTAGGGCTTGCCGTTGATGATCACCTCGTCCACCCTGGGCACGGCGCTGATCGGGACGAACCCATTTCCTGGGCGTGGACCATCCGGACCATCCGGACCATCAAACGGACCGTCCCAGATCGGCTTTTGCTTCGCCTCCTCGATGAAATTCGGCCGCTCCGCCTTGATGGTCTCCACCCATTCGAGGAGACGGAGATCCTTCGGCACGTAAAAGATGGCTTCGAGGTCGTCGTAGCCCTTGATCGCGCGGGCGTGGCGGAATGCGGCCTGACGGAAGTACGGCTCGCTTTTCACAATGTCTGAGAGATAGACCCCGACCGATAACCGGGGGATGTCCACTCCTTCGCTCACCATGCGGACCGCGATCAGCCAGAGATCGGTACTCTTGATAAATGCCCGGATCTTCTTGAATGCCAGGACGTCTTCAGAGATCGCGATGACCGGTTCGTGCCCGCTTATCTCACGGAGCCAACCCGCGATGACCTTCGCGTGGGCCTGGCTCATCGCAAACACGAGGCCGGCCGCATGCGGGTACTGGGTCCGTCGGATGCGCAGCAGATCGCGATGCGCATCCTCCAGCATTTTTCTGACCCAATCTTCGGTGAGCAGCGCCGTCCGTAGGCGATAGCTTTCCCCCTGCTCGGTGAGCTTCTCCGCAAATGTTGCCGAGACCTCCGGGGTGAACCCGGCCTTCCATGTCATGTGGCCTTCGTAGGTCGGGAAATAGAGGTTGCGACAGACGCCATCACGAACCGCCTGTCCGTAGGTGTAGCGATAGTCGGCGACACACTCCCGGTTCTCGTATTTCACCCAGGGGATCGGCTGGCGATCAGGTCGAAAGGGGGTGCCGGTCAGCAGGAGGCGCCGCTCGGCGTTCTCGAATGCCTGCTTCGCCGCCGGGCCCCACCCTTTTTGCAGACCTTCGGCTTCGACCATGTGATGGGGTTCGTCTAAAATCACCAGCGTGGATGCTTGGGCACATCCCCAGCGGTGAAACTCGGGGTCGGTCAGGACCTGTGCATACGTCACGACGACCCCGTGACAATCCGCTGGAATCTCCGCGGTGCGATTTTCAAAGTCATAGGCGAGGTCAATGCCGACCTCGTGGGCTGCCGTGCCCCACTGTTCGCGCAGCGGGGTGGTATGGACCACGACCACCAGGCGCTCGATCGAGCCCGCGGTCATGAACCGGTGCGCAGCCATGAGGCCGAATCGCGTCTTGCCGGCGGCAGGACTGCTGTCACAAAGAAAATTCGGGCTCGTCGTTTCGAGCAATTTCACCATGGCATCGAGCTGCCATGCTCGCGCGCCGCTCTCCCAGTCCCATCTGGGAATCGGCCGCTGTAAGTAGGGCCGGGCCATACCTGCTCCTTTCCAGCGATTACAGGCGCGACAGAGCGCCTGCCCATTCACGACATCCGTTGGTCCGCCTTGAACCCAGGGCACGATGTGATCCGCTTCCCAATCTGCTCTGAGATCACCTCCACACTGCGCACAGCGACCACCCGATCCACGGAAGAGTGCCCACCGCTGGCCCTGATTGAACCGCCGTGGTCCGGTGTGCATCGTTCCCCTTTCGGTGCCGCTTCCGTACAAAAGAAAAGGCCGGAGCGATTCGGCTCCGGCCCGTGGTGCTAGACGCTGACGGCTTCGAGCTCCTGCAGCTTTGCCTTGAGCCGCCGCCCCTGCGAATTCAAGTCCTCGAGGGTGGTGCCGCTGGAGAGCTCCCACTCCGCCAGATCGAAGGGCTCGGGGGTGCCCGCGGCATTGGCGGCGTTATTGGCCATGAGCGCACGGCGGATGAGCTGGTTGTAGGCGACGACGCGGTGCGGGTCGAGCGCGGGGGTCTCCGGCTCGTCCTCATCGAAGGGGATCTCCTCGACACCGTGGTAGGTGATCAGCCGGTCCGCGTCGTCGGAACGGTGCTCGGTGATCTCGAAGGGCACGGGCTGGGCGTTCGGGATGCTGTCGATCTCGCTCTCGTCGAGCATCCCGAGGCCGAGCATGGAGAGGGTCACGCGGCGCTTGCTCTTCGTGACCGCCTTCATGATCGCGTTCGCCTTCGCATCCCCTTTGAGCCCTTCGACGGTGGTGATGCCGAGGTCGGAGTCCTGGCGCCCCGATGGGTCGGAGGCCGTCACCGACACGATGCAGAGGCCATCTGAGAGGTCAATGCTGGGCTTACTGATGCTGATGTGGTGCATGCCACGCAGCTGGTCAGTGGCGCCCTTAGTGGCGTAGAGGACAAGCTTGCCGTTGAGGGACAAATATTGAAATGGGGTGGTGAAGGCGTTGAGGCCGAGGCTGCGACAGACCCCGGCGTAGTAGTCCCACCGCTGGTCCTGACTCAGTTTGGAGAGGTCGCCCGCGACGATGACGCGCTCGATGGCGGACAGGTCGGGGGTGGTGTCGGGAATGGTCATGGACTGGGTCATATGCGGTACTCCCGTCGCAGTCGTGCATTGGTGTCACGAAGCCACGCCATGGCGGCCTCGACGTCATCCGGGTCGGTGTGGTCGAGGTAGACCTTGAGTTGGAAATAGCGTTCACCCTTGCTGCTCATCTGGAGTTCAATGCTCGACTGTCTCGGGTTCCAGACGGCGGCGGGTTGCTGCTCGGCCTCCAGGATGCGCAGGCCGAGGCCTTCGACGTTCGGGGGTTTCATCACAATCCTCCGGCGTAGGCGAGGAAGGCGAGCCGCAGCAGCACGACCACGAGGGCGGCGGCCACGGCGACGGGCAGCAGCACGCGGACGACGTAGGAGAGCAGGAGGGTCATTCGGGGTATCCCTTCTCGGCCCGAATGCGGGCAGCCAGGGCGTTTACGTAGGCGGTGGTCGCGGCCAGCTCCTCGCGCGCGGAGATCAGCCAGCTTTCATAGGCGTAGGAGCGCTGGCCGAGTCGCGGGAGCCGATCGGCGCCCCGCAGTTGTTCTCCGAGGTCGAGGCGGGCGCCGATGGCGGCGACCAGGGCGTCGTGCGGCTCGGTCATGACGGCTGCTCCAGGCGGTCTCGGATGTCGCGGAACAGGGAATCGAGGTACTGCTGACTGGCGAAGCCGCGCAGCCAACTGGCGTGGCGCAGGAGCTGTTCATTCGTCACCGAGGGCTTGGTCTCGGCCAGGCGCAGGCAGGCGGCGTAGGTCTGGGCGGCGACGACGAGGTCGAGCTCGCGCTCGTGGGTCTCGGCGGATTTGACGCGGGACGCGGCGGACGGTGGTGCGGGGATCGCGCTGGGCTTTATCATTTCTGTGTCTCACATCCTCGCCCCGCTCCTGGCTCCCACCAGTCGGGGCATTCTTTTTGCTCACGTCGGGATGGTGCGGTGGTCAATCTCGCGGGTCATTTGCTCGCGGATGAGGTCCTCGGCGGCGGACGGCGACTTCGCCCAGCCGAGGCGATGGCCGCATAACCAGGCGGCGTAGTCCGACGTCACGGTGTCCCAGGCGGCACCGGTGAATCCCGTGGCGGCGTGCTGGGCGTCCTCTTGTTCGGCGACCCAGGCGGCCTGTTCACGGTCCCAGATGTCCCGCTTCTCGCGGTCGTGCGCCAGGTACCGTTGCCAGCTGTCCATCACGCCGCCTTGTCCTTTTCCTGCTCCGCGAGGATCAGGTGCTCGGCCTCGTCGAGGAGGGCGGCAGCTTTCGCCATATCGCCCCGGGTGAGGGCGAGCAGGGCCTGATGGATGAGGGCGTCGGCGGTGGTGGGCGGGTCGGGGGCGGGCATCATGCGGGCACCGCCTCTTCTTCCTGGGCGATGAGTTTCCGCGCTTGTTCGCGGCGCCAGTCCCGGTAGCCACGGTTGAGAAATTCGCGGATGATGGTGGCTTTTCGTTCTCGGCGCTCGTCGGCCACGCGAGCGATCATCTCGATCTGTTCCTCTTCGATGTGGACCGTGATCGCCCGCACATTTGGTAGCGGCAAGAAGTCCTCCCCCCAAATGCGGTTTCAGTATATGCGCTAACCGCAACTTCACTATACCGAAATGGCGGACCTGGCGCAATACCGCATATGATGTATTGGGATATGCTTAGGGAGCCGGTTGGCCAGGAGGCGGAGTCATGCGCACCCCAGGGGTTGGTGCTCGATTGCGTGAGTTACGGCGGCAGCGGCGGATGACACAGGAGGAGCTTGCGACCAAGCTCAGCCTGTCGCAGTCGGCGCTCTCGCGGTATGAAGTCGGGGAGCTACAGATAGACGCGGATGAGCTGCCGCGATTCGCCCAGGCGTTGGGCGTGAATGCGTCGGCCTTCTATGAGGAAGTGGAGCGCTCCTGGATGCCGACGCCCGGGGAGGTGTTGTACTGGGTGGAACGGTACTTTCAGGGTCTCCATGGTTCCGATTCCCGGAGTCCAGATGGTTCACCCCTGGACGGGAACCATGAGGGCGCCATGCCACGGGTCGATCCTGATGGTTTGGGACTATACGAACTCGGCCTCCGCCCCGCCGCCCTGCTGGCCAACTAAGCACATATGTTCTGGTTTGGGCACGGTTGCGGCACCGCTCTTGACCTTCGGACTCCGTTCTCTAGGATGGGAGATAGGGACAGGGACCAGTTCGGGCGTGATCTATTCGTCAATAGTTGGCAGTGTGCATATGGTTCATCGCAGAACCATGCACCCAGGTGTCGGTCTTCGGGGAGTGGCGCAGTCTGGCAGCGCGCGCGGTTTGGGACCGCGAGGCCACGGGTTCGAATCCCGTCTCCCCGACCAACTGGTGTCCTGTCCCAATCGGAGTGGGGAGTGGGACCAGATGCCCGCGACGGGACACACGCGCAGACACCGGCGGTCGGCTGACATGGCGCGGCGGAAGGTGGCGCCACCGGACTACTGGCAGGCGGTCGAGCAGCACCAGCTCGATTTAGAGATTGGCAACCGGGCGCAGACCACGCGGACCTGGTACAAGCTGATCGCCACGCGCTATATCACGTACCTGGTGGAGTCCGGCAAGCTCCCCGACGCCAAGCACCCACCACTTAGCTGTATGACCACAGACAACGCCCGGGGGTTTGTGCTGTGGGTGCGGGACACGCCGGTGACCAACCAGCTGACCGGCCAGACGATGAAGCGGGGGGCCAAGACGATCCTCGAGCACGTCCGGGCGATGAAGGCGTTCAGCCGCTACCTGTTTGATGAGGGGATGACGCCGAACGATGCGCTGCGCACGCTGAGGAGCCCCCGGGCGGTGCAGCGCACGCCGCAGACGTTCACCACGGACCAGGTGAAGGATCTGTTGCGCGTGATCGAGCGGCACCCGCTGCGGGAGCGCAACCAGGCGGTGTTCCTGTTCCTGCTGGCCACGGGGGTCAGAGTCTCTGAGCTCTGTGGTCTCAGGATGCCTGAATTGGACCTGAAAGCCCGGCGCGCCAAGGTTCTCGGTAAGGGCTCGAAGGAACGGTATGTCTACTTTGACCCGATCACGGTGCGGTGCCTGAACAGCTACCTGCGCGTCCGGCCCGAGTCCACGAGTACCAACGTATTCCTGAACCGAAGTGGCGATCCGTACCGGCGTGGGGCCCTACAGCGGCTCCTGGAGCGGTTTGGGGAGGAAGCCGGGATACCATTCCATGTGACGCCGCACTGCTGTCGGCATTTCTTCGCCACGCAGTTTGCTCGACTGCATCCCGGAGAACTGTTTCAGCTACAGGAATTGCTTGGACATTCTGACCTTTCCATGTCGAGGAAATATACGAGGCTCGCAGATGCGCAGCGCTCTGTGGACGGGGTGTCGGTGGTGGAGAGTCTGAACATCAGCAAGCTGGTGAGGTGAGGGGATGACGGAGTGCGGGTGCCGATTTGACGCCAGGGGTTGGCTGGTGCAGTGTGAGGAGGCGGTGCAACTGTGGGATACGTTGTACCGCGCCGCGTACCGGGAAGACGAGTACGGTGGGCGTGCGGACGATGTGGCGGCGTGTGCTGCGGCCCACCACGACTACGAGCGGCACATCGGCCAGGTGTACCGCCGGGAGCTCGAGCGGGCGATACTAGGGGTACCGTGAGGCGCCTGGCCTGGTGCCGTGTGCGGCCCAAGTCTCCCGCAGGCCCCGGACATCACGTCCGGGGCCTGCGGTTTTTTGTGGTGCATGCGCCGTCCTAGGTGTTCGGCTTCGCCGCCTGGTCCTGTTGGTGCTGGACCCACTGGTTGAGGATGTGGGCGGCGAGGTTGGCGAGCGGGCGCCCCTGCCGTTCGGCCTCGGCGACGAGGTAGGCCCGGGTCTCGGTGGGGACGCGGAGATAGAGCGGTTCACTGGCCATGGGTGGTGCTCTCCGATCGGGCTTCGTCGGCCACAGCCTGCCAGAATTGCCGCTCGGCCTCCTCAGCCCCGTCAAACCGTGCCTCCCATTCCTCGGATTGGTCACGGCTGTAGACGTGCCGACCATCACGGTAGTAGACCGTGCTGGCGTCACGGTCAGAGATGAGCTGTTGCGGCAGGCTGCCCAGGACCGGGTTCTCATCCAGGGCCTGGCGGAAGGTGGCGTCGAGCCATTCCTCGGCGGCGCGTTTGTCCGCACGGGCGAACCACTTGTAGCTGTGGTGTTGTGATCCGGGGATACCGACGATAGCGAACATGATTTTCCTCCTCAGGGTGTGACGGATTGGGCCGTAGGTCTGTTTGGACGTCTGCCGTCCGAAAACGCCGCTGCGGGCGCTACGACGCGTCTGGAGCGGGAGTACGGGTGGTCTGGCGGTGCTGGTAAAGACGGATGCGCTGGGCGCCGGCGCACTGGCCGGAGGCCTTGGCCCAGCCCGGGGAGTCGAAGCAGAACTCGTCGCGTTCGTAGGCGTTGGGAAAGCGTTTGACGCGGCCGGTGGCGAGCTCCTGGGCGTAGGCCTGGCGGTGGCGTGGCAGAATGGGTGCGGGTGCCATGGGTGTGTACTCCAGTCATGGTGCTCACGGCGCCCGGGAGGATCCATCTCCCGGGCGCTTCGTCGTCTGGTTAGCTAGCGGAGGCGCCAGACGTCGTGGTCGGCGTCGCGCAGCCGGATGGTGCTCTCATCTGGACAGACGGTCACCGTCGGGTAGTACTCGTAGCGGTAGTCGTAGCGGTACGAGGTGTCCTGCCAGACGGAGCCGTCGTCGAGCCGGAAGCGTTCGCCGTGGTTGCCCTGATAGGGGCGTGGCGACATCACCGTGCTCTCGTAGCAAGACGCGGCCGCCGGGGCCGCGTTGGTTGCGGCCATGAGGGTGGAGACGGCGAGGGCGACGGTAGCGGCGAGGGTCCGGTAGCGTGGCCGATAGTTGGCCATGGGGTGTTTCTCCTGGGCTGGCGTCGTACTCACGCCTACGCCCGGTGGTTGGCGCTTCTGGCCACCGGCCCCGGGTGAACGGTGTTGACCCGGGAACGCTGGTCACAAACGGGGGTTAGATCATCCAGGGTGCCTCATCGTACCCAGGGACGTAGTGTTCCAGGGATTCGCGCAGCTTCCGGCAGAGACGCTTTGCGGCGCTGGTCTTCCATTCGGGGTGCTCGCAGGATTGGTATTCGTAGCAATGGATGAGGGAGAGCAGTTCGGCCGCGGTGCGTTTCGGAGTCTTCATAAAGTCGAGCTGGTAGTCCGCGGTCTTATCGGTTGAGAGGTCGGCGAATGCCTCATGGTCGGCGTACCGATACTGGACACTCTTGATGTTCTCGGTCCAGAGCGTGCGGCCGATTTCATCCACGTTCAGCTCGGTAATCTGCTGGCGGTCGCCATTGGGCCGGTAGAACTCCGGGGCGTACCAGGTTCGGCGCTCGCACCCGTTGGGACCGAGCCAGGCAGCCATAACGATGGCGTCAATGTGGTTCTGGCTGACGACGAAAGCGGACATGATTTCTCCCTTTAGCGGTCTAGTTGGTTAGCGGGTGGGGTTGCCGGTCCAACTCCACAGATTGACGTCGTGTTCGTAGTAGACGGCGCCACCGGCCCGGGGGCGGTCCTGCCAGCGCCAGAAGCTGGCCTGGTGGGTACCCACGAGGGTGAGTTGGTCGGCGCGTACGATGGGGCAAGGGCCGCCAGAGCAAGAGACGCCGTGGTCGTCCCGGTAGGCGGAAGGCCGGAAGACGATCATGTACGTCTGGGGTTCGACTTGCCAGCCGGTATCGCCATTGATCATGGCGAGGTGTCCGATGTCGGCGCCCCAGTAGGGGCCGTCGAGCCGGACGAGGTCGCCGGGCTGTGGGGTGGGGTTGCTGCTGGTGGTTGGTACACTGGTGGGTGCGGACATGAGATGACTCCTCTTGTCTGTGTTCCACCCGGGCACTTGCTCTGCCCGGGTGGTTGCTTTGTGGTGAGTTAGCGGGTGCGTACGCTGTGGGCTTGTTCGGTATGGCCGACGCCGATGTAGCAGAATCCACAACGGCTGTCGGAGGGACCGTCGTACTGTCGGGACTGATCGTCACGTCCCTGACAGTGAATTGGCTCGGTGCCGCTGCCGCCGAGGGCACCCGGCGGTTGGTGGGCCTGGTAGCCGTCATAGCGCACCGCCCAGCGGCCGTCCACTTTCCGATACTCGGTGCCGATGGTAATGACGCCGTACTTCGTGGTGTAGGTTGTCTGCTGTGCCATGCTGCGCTGCTCCGCCAGTGTTGCCATTCCCGTGTGCTCCCCTCCGGTGTGCGGGATCTTGCTCATCCCTGCCACATGCATACAATACCAGACGGCCACACACATGTCAACCTGGTCAAGTGGCCAGTATGTGGAGTGCCCGTTCCACCGATTGTGTGCACTCCCCGCGATAACGCGTCCGAGATGTGGCTAGTTCCCCGCTATATATACCGAGTACATACTTGACGGGTTTTTTATAATTCGTCCGACCTTCCTGCTCATACCCTGCATGACCCGGACCACTCCGACTGAGCTCTCCGTTGCTGGTGTGTGACGTAGCGCCGCCCCAAAGCAGAGTCGGAGTCACACACACCTCTAGGACGACGTTTGGGCAAGGTCTATCCTCTTTCCAGCAGGATCCCCCCTTTCTTCCCGCTGCACCAGCGCTGCATCTCCGCTGCATGCAGCGCTCCCACCCTTGGCCTCGCCGCCCCACCTCCCCCTCATGCATCTCGCTCCGTTCGCTCCCGCCCTTTCGGCTCCGCTCACTCGCTCAGACCTTCCTTCATAGGTACAATCGTGATTGGTCTTATTCAGCGAGGTTGCTATGCCTCCCGGCGGCCGCCGGCCCGGCGCGGGCCATCCTTCCGATAAGGACGTCCTCTACCTCGAAAAACAACGCCATACCGTCCGCCGCCTCGCCGACCCCCACTGGGAATCCATCGTCTCCCAACAAGTCTCCAAAGCGCTCACCGGCGACCTCGATGCCCTCAACTGGCTCACCCCCTGGATCCTCGGCGCCAAGCCCAAAGAGCCCGAGCACCTCACCGATAACTCCACCACCATCAACCAGTCTCTCCTCCTCGGCGACCTCCTCCCTTGGTGGAACGCCTCCCACCAACAGGCGAAGCTCCAACGTCAACGGGCCGTCGGCATGCTCATCGACGGTTCCTCCTGCCCCTCTGTTTCGGGCGCCGGGCGCGCGGGGA